TTTTTCTGTTAATATATTACTAGTTTCATTTATTCTTTGTAATATATCAATATCACCAGATAAATAAGAAGCTGCTTTTAAGCTTCCTTTTAATGTTATATTTGAAGAATCAATAACAAATATTTCAGTATCTATATTTGATGTTGATGATATGATTTTAAAATTATTATTGTCATTACATATTTTATAATCAGTATTAGAATCATTTTCAATACCTTTAATAAGTTTAATTACAGGTTGCAATACTTTTGATAACCTATATTTTATAATTACAATACCAGAACCTCCCCTACCACCGATACCATCTTGTGTACCACCACCACCTCCACCTGTGTTTTCTTCTCCATCAACTTGTCCATTAACTTCTCCAATTATTTGATTTCCACCACCACCAACACCGCCTATGCCTTCATTTGCTCCACCGCCACCAGCATAATATATTGGACTACCAGTTATGTTAATTAAAAGACCAGCCCCTCCATTACCGCCTGTTAAACCTACTGATGGGTACCCTGGACTTCCAGCACCACCGCCGCCACCACCATTATTTGGAGAGATGGACCCATATCCACCATTATTTCCTTGACGTTCTACTCCATTACCTCCTACTCCATAACCTCCTTTTGCTTCTTGTAGACCTTCATATTCATAGTTTGTCCCCCCACCACCAGAACCTCCATCATTTAAATTAACATTTAAAGTTCTGTAATTTATATAATCTGGGTCAGGGTTATTGACACCACGACCTCCACCAAAAGCAGTATATAATGATGAAAATGACGAATTCTCGCCTTTTAAAAGACTATTACCACCTCTTCCAACCTCTATATTATATTTACCAACACCTATGTTTATATTTGATTTATAAATTAATCCTCCGGCACCACCACCTGAGTGCCCTCCTCCTCCACCGCCGGCAACAATTAAAATATCAATATTTATATCTACCGCAGTAGTTAAAGTATAAATTGTAGAAATACTATCTAGTCGATTTCCCTTATAAGTAAAACTTAGATATCCTTCCTCTCCAATATATTTAACAGATGATGGGTCTAGCAATGGGTATGATTTAACCGCATTTACTAATTGTGAATTATTATCAGGATATAATAAAGATAAATCTCCATTAATAGAAAGATTATTATTATATATATTATTAACTATAAACTTATTACTTGAACTTACATTTTGAATAATCCTGTCAGTAGTTAAATTAGAAATCCTGTTTGAGATAATATTACTTGTTGATAAAACATAATTACTACTATTACTATCAGTCAAATCAACTTTTGTAATCAAGATATTACTTGTATATAACACATAATTAGAGGTGCTATTTACAAGTGATAGCACATTATCAGATATATCACTAATTATATCTCTATTGTTTCTTTTATAAATACCAGTAATATTAACATTACCAATGATATCAAGAGCATAATTTGGAGACTTACTTCCTATTCCTATTCTAGATATTCCCCCACCAATAAAATATAAATTTTTTCTTTCATCAACATTATTTCCTATTTGTGATATAGGTGTTGTTGAAGATTCTGAATTTACAGTTAGATTATCTGATATACTTACTGTTGTTGCGGATATACCACCGCTTGATGTAATTAAACCAGTAATATCAGCTGTTCCTAGTATTTGTACATTAGAACTTATTGTAGCAATTCCGCTTATATTAACCACACCAGCAATATCTAGTTTTGATGTTGGATTAGTATTTCCAATACCTATATTACCAAGTGGTAATATACAAAAATCAATACTATTATTAAAATTATTAAATATATTAAATGACCCACTATTATTAATAATTCTCCAACTATTATAATCGTAATTATCACCACTATATATTTCAATATTACTATTAATACACTTAATCATTGTTATAATTATAATATTTAATATATATATATATATATATTACTAAGTTTACACAGATATATTATTTTTTGTAAATTCAAAGCATTTTATAAAAATTGATAATATAATATAGATATTAAATATTAAAAATGAGCGAAGTTAACAATATAATCAATATTTATATTGACGGTTCTTGTATTAACAATGGCAATCCTAACGCACAAGCAGGTTATGGAGTATATTTTAAAAAAGATGATGAAAGAAATGAATATGCACGTGTTTTAGGAAAGCAAAGTAATAATACTGGTGAATTAACAGCTTTAATTCGCGCAATTGAAATAGTATATGATAAATTAAATATTCAATCTTCAACTATAAAAATCAATATATATACAGATTCAGAATATGTAATTAAATGTGCTGGTAATTATGGTGATAAATTATATAAGAATGAATGGAAGACAACAACAGGAACTGTGCCACCTAATTTAAAATTAATTCAAAGAATTCGCGAAATATATAAACCTTTCAAAAAACAAATTGAATTGTTTCATATTAAGGCACATACTGGTTTAACCGATGAACATTCTATTGGAAATGCGGAAGCAGATAGATTAGCAAATTTGGCTCTGGGAGTTATTGTAACTGAAAATTTAGATAATACATTAATATCAAATATAAAAACACAATATCCCAAACATTATATTAATATTAAATATGAGTTTAAGGATGCTATTAAAAAATTAGGAGCAAAATGGGATACTCATTGTAATAAGTGGTATTACGAGGATAACATATCAGAAGCAAACAAGACGGCTATTCTAGATATTGAAATAATGTCAGCAAATAATGAGGTGAATGAAGAAAAAATAGCAAGTGATACAGGTGTAGATATTGAAATACATAAAAAAGTATATGTGAAGATACCTTTTAAAAATAAAGATGCTGTTAAAAAACTGGGATGCCGATGGGAACCTGAGAAAAAATCATGGTATTATTTATCAAATTTAGAAAAAAATAAAATAGATAGTATAAAAAAATTAGAAGTATAAAAAATGTATTACATAATAAAGAAAGACAAATATATTACTTATTCAATTAATTCATATTCCATTCAGATTTTGAACCGTCTTTATTATATATATTTCCATCTATTATATATATTTTTTCATTATTAGCAATATTTGCTAATGTCTTAATTTCTACTACTTTCATATCTATGTTATCTTTCATAGTAAAGATGCCAGACAATATACCTGCGAACAGTTTTTTATGTCCCTCTTCTGTTTTCAAAATATCAAAGTCTATTTTTTCGTTTGTAAATATCTCATACATTTGAAGTGATTTTGGATACCCTATCATATAAATATAGCTTTCTATATCTGAAAACAGTAACCTACTTACAAATTTTTTGATATCTTTTTTTTGAAGCCATGTATAGTAATATTTATTATCAAATGTTTTTGTGGTACGATTTTCACAAATATAATTATTAAAATAAAATTCTAATTTTTGTAATGAATCATTCGTATACTCTTTCTTTACTGTATACAAGTCTTTCATATGTAGACCTCTCACTTTATAAATAGTATTATTGTCCTTATCATTTATAATAGCGCGGATAGTTAATTTATTTTTAGTACTAGTTAAATATGTTGCCATATTTTTACTTGAAGGTTAGTGTCTTGTTGTCTTGTTGTCTTGTTGTCTTGTTAGGGTTTTAATTGTTGTAGAAACACAAATAATCATTTTTTATTTCAAAATTAAAAAAATAGAACAGATATATATCTAATAATAGCATTATAATGCTTTAACATTATTCTAAAATCATTTTAATATTATTACTAAATTTTTCTGTATATTCATTAGGTATATTTTCAAAAGAGATTAGTTTCATATTTAATAAAAATTTATCTTCGTATCCATTATCTTTAATATATTTTTCTCTTTCATCTTCTTGCATATTAGATAGCATTAATGCTTTTTCCTTAGTTATACCTGAACCAATTTTTGGTATATTATCACTTTTATCTCCATAAATTGCCTTAAATAATAGATCAAGTTTAGGATTATTTAAACCACGCTTCATAAGTTCTTTGAACTGCATATTGTATATATGAACATGCGTATCAACAAGTTGTAGAAAGTCGTTATCATTTGTTATAATAATAATGTCAATATCATTATTTTTAAATAATTCCAAATGTGCTTTAATCATTTTTTGAGATAAATAAATAACATCATCGCCTTCTAATCTATCTTGTGAAATATATTTAAAACCTAATGAATTAATATATTCATTAAATATGCTAAATATTTTTTTATTGAAATTATTTTTTTGCGTCCTTGTAGCTTTATAAGTATTATATATGTCATTTCTCCATATTTCTGCTCTCTGACAATCTACGCAAAATACTATATTTTCTTTATTAGTATTCCATTTTTTACATAATTTCTTAATATCATTATTAATATGTTTATAAAAAGCATTAATAAATATATTGTTATTAATAATATCATCAATGCTAACATTTATATTTTGAAAAGAAAACCATCTATACGTAGCAAAATATCTATGAAATACATAATAACTACTATCGATAAGAATAATATTATTCTTATTAAAATAAATAGTATTCATTAATTATATTTAATAATATTTAATATTTAAATAATAATTAATCATTTTTTATTAATTTTAGAATTTACTTTTGAAAAGTTATTTGCTTCTATCATTATTGTTTTTAATTCATTTGGTTTGTTTTTATATTCTTTCCATTCATGCCTTGCACAATCATAATTTTTTTTATTATCATTTGATATATCTTTCATTTGATGGATACGATATGTTATAAACAAGGTATAATCAGTTGGTTTTATTGTTTTACTTGATTTGTCTTTATTTTTATCTTCATTATTTGGGTTGCTAATACTTATTGCGATAGGGTCATTAGCAGAAGAATTAATAATAGGAGTATTATCTTGTGTATTCAAAATATCTACATTATTATTTTCATTGTTATTAGTTGATATGTCATTTGATTCGCTTATTAATGGTTTCTCATATGTCATCTTATTAATATGATCTTTCTTAGTCCATACCTTTTTATTATTTCTTACTTCAACAATCCACAGTTCCTTATCATAACCTTCCATAATAGCATTAATATCATAACCTTCTGCTGATAATCCAAAATGTAATGGAGATTGTTCTTTACCTGTATAATATGAAGAATTGCTATTAATGCAAACCTTTTTGCCAGACATAATAATATATATTAAGTTATTTTTATATTATATAACTATTATCAATTTTTATATAAGTAAATGTAAATAATAAAATTGTTCTCCTTTTATATTTATATTTAAAAAATTGATAATTTATATAAAAAATATTTTATTTGAAATATTCTTGAAGAAAAATGACCTTCTATGATAATATAAATGAGTTTTTTGAAAAAAATATTATTATTAAGAATATTATTGATGAACCAAATATTTACATTTTTCAATCAAAAATTATTAAAGAATACAAAAATATATTGAACGGTACTGATGAATATTTTGAAGATAATATTATGGATATATTTAACGAATATTTTGATAGATGCGATGACGCCGACATATATGATGATATATGCAACAATATAATATTTATTTATTACAAAAGCACTTTAAAATTAAATAGAAATTATTATGATATATTTAAAAAGAAGAAAATTTATTTATAAATCATCTATTAATATATTAAATAGCTATGAAAAATAATTTTATATATTTAATAATATATATAACCTTAATTATATTAATTATATTATTTTCGTTTTATATAATTGAAATCTTATCATTTATATCTAGATTACCATTGATTAATACTGTTTTTGGAGATTTTAGAGATTATGTATTTGGAATGAAACAACCTGCCATGATAATACCTAATATAACATATCGCGCTATAAATTTTTATCCTTTACATATCGGATATTATTTATGGTTAGCTATTGTTACTATGTGCTTAGTAATAATACTTATATTGTGGATAATAGGAGTAACTATAAATAAAATTGTATTTTTTATCCCTAATCCATTTGAACAAATACAACCATGGAAAGAATTAAATGAGATGGGATTTTTTAAATGGTTCTTTGAAAAAACATTTTTAGATAAAAACAAAGATGTTCAAAAATTTGTGCTTAATATTTTTAAATCTGTTTTAACACCTGAACAATATGAAGAAGCGCAACAAAGATGTACAGAGTCATTTGATAACAAGGAGACATTTGTTGATAAAAAAAAACAGCATCATATTGATTATGATTTTTCAAATGATTTTAGTGAAGATAAAAAGAGCGATATATTTTATACAAGTTCATTTAAATCAATAAAACATAGAGAGGAAGCTGATAAATATAGAACAATGAAAATAGCGCTACCAACTGAACAGATTAGTTATGATGATTTTTTACAAACAAATTTTGATTTGGAAAGCACAATCAAGACAAATATGGGATATGTTAATATTTAAATTAATATATTATATTAAGAATAATATATAAAAATGAGCGATTCTCAATTTAATATTATAACTCAAAGAATGAGTAATTTTCAATGTCAACTTATTAATATTATAACTCATAAAAAAGATATATATAGACTAATATATTCCGTATTATATTTATGTATTATTATTATGATTTGTATATTTGCGTATTGGGATATAATATATAAAAAAGCAAAAAAATATTCAAAATGTAATAATATTTCTAAAATTATAGATGAACTTTATTATAGTGAAACACCATATATTTATAATATAATTATTATAAATACAAATAATATCAAGAAACCTGCTGATTTTATTATTAAAATTACTTACAACTTTAATAATATGACAACAAATATAGAATATGGCAAAACTGATAATGAAGAAAATATTTTTATTCATAGAAAAAATGATTATATAGATATTCTAGATGATATAAAGAAATTAGAAGAAAAAAAGGAATTCTTAAATAAAAAAGCAAGAATATCAAAAAAAAACGATGATTTACTAGCATATAATGAGACTGCTATTGAATATTCTCTATTAATAAATTCGGAAGATGGTAAAAAAGCATTAGAATTAAATAATAACAAGGAATTTATTGATACTTTTAAATACATGTATTATAATTTAAATATAATGAATTATGGTATTATTGAGGATATTAGCACAAAAATAAATAGTAATAATTACAAGTATTATGCGGTAAACAAAAATTATAATATTATACATTCATATACAACAGATGAACTAATTAAGTTTACAAAAGAATTTTCAAATAACTCAAATTATCCTATTACAATAATAGATTATATTATTTTTTCTAAGACACATCAAAAAAATAATATTAATATATAATTAAGACATTATATATCATATAATATTAATATATAATATATAATTAAGACATTATATGGGTGATACTAAACATATTGTTAATGATATTAATACATTATTTGTAAATATAGAAGAAATTTCAGAAAATTATATAAACGAACTATCTTATATATCTGATAATCAAATATCAAAATATCAAATAGCTATAAATATCCTTTTTTTAATTTTAATAGTTATAATATTATATATATTATATCGTGATTATGTATATCGTATAGCTAGTAAAATGACTAGATGCACTGATATTAATGATATTATAGATTTCAATATTAATGATAACGATAATTCATATATATATAATATATATATTGTTCATGTTAACAATACTAATAATATATTAAAAGATTATATATTAAGATTAGAATATAACTTTATTAAGGAAGAAACAAATATAACTTTTGGAGATAAAAATATAATTTCTCCCTTATTATTTGCTCCGACTGATACTATTAGCAAAATTAGCAATGCGTTCTCTATATTTGACTTAGAGGAAAAGAAAAAAAAATTTATTGATTATTATAATAAAGACACACAAATAACATATAATTTTGATAAGAAAAAATTAGCAACTAAAAAATATAAATATTATATAACATCAAATGATGATAAAAGATTAACAGATGAAAATTCTATTTTATTAGCAAACTTTATTAAAAAATATGGATATAATGATAATATTAATTTAGACCCTATATATAATATATTATATGCTATTGAAAATAAAAAAAATATGGATTATTAGATTACAAATAAAATACTTCGTTAAGCAATACTTTTAGCTCATCACACTTATCTTTGTTTTTAATCTTAGGATAATTGATATTAAACTCAATAAACATATTTCCTTTATTCAAAGTATTTAATATTGGCATCCCTTTCCCTTCTATTAAATAATTTTTACCATTTGATATAACACCAAATATATTTGTATTTATATTTATTTTTTCTTTAAAATAAGGTATTACAATATCTTTTCCTAGAATAGAGTCAATAAATGAAATATCTTTTTTAAAATATAAATCATTTCCTTTTCTAATGAAATGTTTATGTTCTTCAATTTTAATATTAATTATCAAATCTCCTGCTTTAACATTTGGTACTCTTGGTTGCTCACCTAATTCAGGAAATGCTGTTTTATAATTTTCATCTATGCCCTTCGGAATAATTAATGTCGCTTTATTATCTTTGCTAAAAAAACCTTTGCCACAACATATTTTACATTCAATGTTTGATTCTGTTGTTATTCCAGAACCACCACAATTATCACATTGACCTTGAAATATTTGTTGAAATGGTCCTAGATTTCTTATCTGCTGAAATATACCACGTCCATCGCATTTACTACATTTTTTATTACAATTAGTACAATATTTACGTACATTTATATTCAAATCTTTATTAATGCCCTCATATATATCATCAAGACTGAAAATAAATGTTTTCTCTAATGACGCAGCTTTTTTAGGAGGTCTATTACCATTATTACCACCAGCACCGAATGAAAACATTTCTTCCTCAAAATGATGCATGCCGCCACCAAAAGGACCACCTCTGCCTCTAAAAAATGCTTCAAAAATATCATGCGGATTTCTATTTCCTTCATGGCCACCACCTGAACCATTATTATAATTATTATCTCCTACCTCATTATATTTTGCGCGTTCACTTTCATTACTAAGCACATTATATGCTGCTGATATTTCTTTGAATTTTTCCTCAGCTGCGGCAATATTGTCCTTGTTCTTATCTGGATGATGTTCCATCGCAAGCTTTTTATATGCCTTCTTTATATCTTCGCTTGAAGCGCTTTGATCAACTCCTAATATTTTATATAATTTATGATTATCAAACATATTATATTATATTATGATTATATTAAATGTTTATATATATTATATAAATTACTAGAATATTTAATACAAAGATATATTTTCTTAATATATTCTTAGATAATACAGCTGATGTATTATAATAATTTTGCTTATTATTTTTACACATATAGTATTCCATATTTTTACTAGATGAAAGATATTTATTATTGTTTAGTTGCTTACATATGTTTTTATTAACTATTGATTTACTATTATGACCACTCCCAATATAAAAAATTAAAAATAAAATAAAAATTTTGAAATAATTATTAATATTATATATTTTCATAATATATATATGTATGTATATAAGTTTATTATTTTATATAATAATTTTAATTACAAACATATCTCATCATAATATTCATTGTATATAATTCTTGATTCAATAATTTAAACGCATATGGCATCCTAACCTGTGCGATATCAGTATTATTTTTACAATATTTACAACTATATATACTTTTTTCAGTATTAACATTAGCATGCATACCGCATTTTTTACAAATAAACACCCTATAATTATCTGATACATGAAGCATCCTCTCCGCAAGGAAATTAGATGTTCCATGAGCAATAAAGCAATCCCTTTCCATTTCTCCTAATCGCAATCCACCTGACCTTGCGCGTCCTTCGCTCGGTTGTCTTGTTAGCATAACAATCGGACCATTAGAACCTCGTGAGTTTCCAGTCCATACTGATTTGCCATTACGTCTAACCATAAATACTTCTGTTGATACACTAACACAATAAACAGGTCCATTATAATTATAGACGCGTTCGCAATGTTGTTTCTCCCTGTGAATATTATTCGCATTAGCATAAGGTCTATTTTTATTTTTAATTATAGTAATTTTCCAGATATTCTCCTTGTAAATACTTTTAATACCACTCCAACCAGCGTGAATACATAACCTCATCATATCATCTGCTAAGCTTTCATGAGTAGTACAGAACATATTTTCATATTTAGAATGTCCTAATGCCATATTAGTTTCTATCATTGACTTCATCAGTATTTTTACTTGTTTGCTACTTAACTTCCAAACCCATTCAGGCATACGCAATGTATCCGTATAGATATTAGATAAATAATTTAATATATTTTGAGTATCATCTGTATTATTATGTGAACCAAATTGTAACATAATCTTGTCGCAACAATCTCTTGTAATCCATGAGCCAAAGAATCGCAACCACGCCTCCATATTAATGGGCTTATTGCTATAAGGAATGACAAACTGAAAGTCCGGCGCATCCCATACACAATCTTTTTTATATCTTACAAATTTCCCAATAATATTAACAGCTTTCTCCAATATATAGTCTTGATTATTTTCGTGCTTTACATACATTTTGTGTTCTTTTGTAACATTTAAATCAATTTGTGAATTACTAATATTATACATTGTTCCAGAATATTCTGGGTATTTGTGTACTTCCATAGGATTTTCATAAACGAGTTTATCATCTTTGAGAACTGCTACTTTGTCATCTGTTGTAATATTATTAATAAACTTCCAGCCATCACTTGTTAATACTTCATGGTCTTCGGTAAGACAATGAATTTTATCAGAAACCATATGCTTCAATCTTTGATAATATGTTGGACCAATAAATATATCAGTATGTATTTGTTCTCCTGTTCGCCCATTATATAATATTTCATTTCCATATTTTTCCATACCAGACATTTCAAGAACCTTTGTTATTCCTTCAACTGAGCAATCAGTATAGGGAGTTGAATCTCCAAATGCTCCAATATTACAACATGCTTTTCCCATAATAGATTCCATTAATTGGGCAATTGTCATACGAGAAGGAATTGCGTGCGGATTCATAATAATATCAGGAACAATTCCGTCTTTTGTAAATGGCATATCTTGGTGTCTATATATCATACCAATAGTTCCTTTTTGAGCACTACAACTAGCACATTTATCACCAATCTCTGGTTTTCTATTCTTGCGAATACGAACTTTACAAAACTTATATCCTTCACTATTAATACCATTATAGTTCATATCAATATATCCATCATCATTTGCTTTCATAGTTAAACTACTATCTTGATATGTAATTACACCATTTGCCTTCTTAGGCATAACCTTGCCTACAATAACATCACTCCCATTTACATATGTATTTTTAGATACAAACCCATCTTCATTTAATTTTTCATAGGAATATGGTTTCTGTGATGAAATATTTGTAGGATTTGTAAATATTTCTTCCTCTCCTGTGCTATGATTTTTATTACATACATCTCGCATTGCTTTATAATATGTGCTTGTAAATAAACCCCTATCAAGCGCCGATTGATTAACCATTATACTATCTTCCTGATTAAATCCGGTATGCGTCATAATAGCTACGATAGCATTTACACCTGATGGTAATTTATGAGCCATAGTATATTTAGATAATTTAGTATATACAAGAGATTTTTGAGGATAATTCAAAATATTTCCCATAGTATCTATACGCTTGTTAAAATTACTCATATATACTCCAAGTGCCTGTTTACCCATAGCACATTGATAGCAATTTCTAGGCGATTGATTATGGTCGCTAAATGGAATATTGACACCTAAAATACCATTCATTAAACTAGGATGAAGTTCGCAATGAGTATAAAATGGAGGCAAAGCAGTTCCTTTTAGTCCTTCATCTAAGTCTGTTGGGAAAGTTGCAATCATTGCGTTATTTATTTCTTCACAATCCATATATTCAATAAATCCTTCTTCGTCTAGATAACTTTCTGGGTCATCTTGATTCTTAGATACTTCATTTGGGACTATAAAATAATTGAAATGTTTATCAGCAATATACTCTTTCCAACTAATATTTTTCCTTTTTAATATTCTTTCAATTCGTAATACGCGCTTATTAGTTTTAGGGTCAATATCTACAATATATAGAGGTATGTACATTCTTCCTGCTTCTGTGCTAATAATTATACATGACTTCTGTATATTCCACACAATTGAAGTCATTGGACTTATAATACCACTACGTTTATAATGCTTCAAAGTCAAATATAACTTATCAGGATTATTATAATAACCTATAATATCACCATTAACCATAATATATACATTATCTTCACTACCCATATTTTTCAAATATTCAATAGGTGATCTTTCACTGTTTGACATATTATATGTATCATCATAAATAACAACTCCTAATGTTACCAAAATTCTGCGAACATGTGTGCTATTCATCGCAATAGATATATTCGTACTTAGAGCCATATTTTTAACTAGACCTACTGAGCTACCTTCTGGTGTTTCAGCTGGACATATCATATCAATTTGCGAATTATCTAATTTACGCGGTTGAACAAGTTTTCCATTTTTTTCCATTGCAGTATTAATGCGTCTTAAATGCGATAATGTACTGGCATAAGACATACGATTAAGAACTTGTGACACACCTTGTTTAATATTTTGAAAGGTACCTATACTTTTAATACCCCAGTTTCCGGTAGAAAGCGAATATTTAATCCATGATTCTAGAAGAGATTGTTTGAAAAATCTATGAATACTTATATCAGAAATAATATTAGATATTGGAATATTCGCATTACCGCGCCATAAATTAAGTTCTTTCTCAATGGCGATCTTGAGCTCCTTGGTCATTTTCCCATAACATTGTCTGAACAAATTACTCATTAATACTCCTGGTGTATCTACGCGTTTATTAATATATGAATCACGATTATCATATGTATCATATCCTAAATATATGCGGATCATTTTACGAATTATATAACCAACATACAGAGCTTTGCGTCTATAAGACTTGCCTACATGAGGTAGAAAATCATTTAGAAGATTATTATGAAGTTGCTTTTTATTTGTTTCGTGATCATTATTTTTATTAACACCAATCATAATCTTGATAAGAGTATTTTCTGCTTGTTCTTGCGTATTAATATCACAGGCATCTTCGCAACATGCCATGAGTTCATTAATAATACGTTGATTTTTCTCCTTGTCTGTATCATATACGATATGACTGATTATCTCTCTATCACTAATAATCCCAAGAGCACGAAATATTATAAAGACAGGAACCTCCGACCTAATAAATGATGTATTAATACGAATGATACGCCCCATATGATTTAATTTCCCGCTCATATTTAAGCAAGTTGTTTTAGGTGGCAGATATGTTGAATCGCACATAGAGCGAATTTCAGCATATAAACCTTCGGCATTATTATTAGGATGAAAAACGAGAACCTTGTTTTCATTGATTCGGTCTTGTGAAATTAAAACCTTTTCATTTCCATTTACAATAAAATAGCCACCAAAATCATATATACATTCATTTTTATTCTCTTCACAAATTCCTTGCATCTGGCTAAGAACGCATAATTTTGAACGAACCATAATGGGAATTTTTCCAATATATACACCATTAACTGTTTTATCAAATTTTTCTGTCATCCCATTCTTATTTGTAATTTCTGTGGAAATATGAACGTTCACATATATACCGCTTGAATATGTCATATTATTCATGCGCGCAATATATGGTGTCATAATATTTTGTGTTCCATCTAGAAGTTGATAACTTGGTTTCACAATGCTAGGTTGAAGGATATTTATAGATATATTATAAGTATTATCAGGCAATTCTGGTTTTTGATTTGTAATTTTAACCTTAATTGGATTAAAACCACCAATAATTTGTCCCAATGTATTGTCTATAAACTTATTATAACTATCAATTTGATGCTTTACAAGTTGATTAGATGATTCAGGGGAACCACCCTTTTGGAAATAAATATCCAGAATATCCCAGCAATGATTAGAAAACATTATTAGTTGTATTTAATTAATAAATAATTCTTAAATATCAATTTTTATTTTTAATTATATAAAAAAAATGATAATGTAAAAATAATATATAAAAGTATTAATTATAACATTTACATAATAATGTCTAATATGCCAAAGATTATTGCTATTTGCGGTGCCAAGAGAAGCGGAAAAGATGTGTTAGCTGATTATTTAGTTAAAAAATATAATTATGAAAGATTGGCTTTTGCGGATCCTTTAAAACTTGTGGTTAAAAAATTATTTAATTTTGAAGATGACCAAGTAGGTATTGGTGAAGATGAAGGGACCGATAAAAAGGATATTATTGATGAAAGATGGGGAATTACACCAAGAGCAGCGCTACAATTCTTTGGAACTGAAGTAATGCAAGAAAAAATACAGGAATTATTGCCAAATATAAAGAGAAACTTCTTTGCGAATACTTTGAAAAATCATATAGAAAATGCGGAAGAAGGCAAGAAGTTTGTTATTAGTGACCTTCGTTTTATTCACGAATATGATATGTTAGCCAATCTATCAAACGTAGCGCACAAAGATAAAATGATTATTAGAGTCATAAGACCTTCTAAGCATCGTACAAAAGAGCAAGAACCTCATATATCAGAGGTAGAATATACAAATATACCTTATGATATAATTATGATTAATAATGGTTCAATTGATGAATACATTAGCAGGTTTGAAAAACTTATTAGAATCTAAAATGTATTTATTATTTATTATTTATTATTACTTAGTCTTGTGAAGAAGAGAATGAATATATTTAACAATATTTAATTTTTTACCATGACATATTACGTATAATTTTGTGTCTTTCATATATATCATTTTATTCATATTATTTATTTTTACTTTCCCGCATTTTGTATAGGTCGCCATTTATCTATATCTACTTAATTCTATTTAATATAATATATAAATATTTTGGGTTTTCATTATTTTATTCAATTTTATGATATTGAGTAATACATTTTTCAACAGACGTTTTAATATCAGGAATATTAGGATATAGCGCATATAGCTTATCTGTTGATAATTGTATATTTGAGCGTTTTGACAATAATGTAGCATCCTGCTCTTCTATGCTAAAATTTTCCCATGTAAATGATGTATCAACATGTTCTTTATACATTTCTAATATATCATTATGTTCGATGAGCCCTTTGTTAACAAGATTAAATGTTCCAGTAGTATTTTTGATAATCATATCCATTATTACTGGAAACATATCTTCTAATACTGTCATAGAGTTTGGCATAGAACAAATTTTTTTATATTTAAAAATTTTAGTAAGAAAATTTCTATGATGCTCAAAATTAACTATTGGCATGCGAATGCGCAAGTTAAGAGTATTATTTGAATACATATGTTGAAGTCTGTCTGTAAATCCTTTAACAATTGAATATGATGAACCAAAAAAGTTTGGTTTTTCATCATCATCTATATATGTCTTTGTTGGGTCATCACTACTAAATATACAACCTGTTCCCAAATATGTATAGTGAATATTATATTTTTCGCATAAGATTGAAAGTATTAATGGTGAATACAAATTATCTCTAATATTATCAGTCAGTTTTCCTGGTAGTTCAAGATAATCAATAGTATTATATTCTTCGCCGTGTGTTCTTCCAATAAATGATATAATATGTGTTGGTGAATATAATTTAATTTCTGCTTCAACCGCTTTTTCATCATCAGCGCGTACATCTGTGCTAATATATGTTATTCCATTATTATTTAAATAATCTCCAAATTGTTTTCCAATCCATCCTCTGCTACCAAAAAAGAGAATTTTCATATTTTATATATTAATTAATATTCTTTTATATGTTATTAGATATAGTATAATATACTATTGTATATAGTATAGTATTATCAAATGATTATATTAATTATTAATATGTATAAAGATCAAGTATTTCATAGGCGTTTTAAAAAAAGATTTTTATATGGATTAGAAGGATGTAAAATAATATTCAAAAAATGGAATGATATAAGTGGTATTAAAAACACTTTAAAAAATAAGAAAATAGCAGGTATTATAATAACAGGTTCAGATTATTTTGTAGGAGACAAGGTGTATTCACATATAGATGAAAGTATTTTAAATTCTAATATACCAATATTAGCGATATGTTATGGTTTTCAATATTTAATTCATAAATTTGGAAGGCATTCTTTTATAAAATCTTCTAAGTGCGGGTATATGATATATAATAATAGTTTTCGCATTACAGAACCATTTTATATTCCTAAAAATAAGTATTATTTTATCCACGCAGATTATATAGTAAAGGTTCCTAAACACTTTAAGATTATTAAAAAAATTAATAATAAAATAATGATTGCGTATAATTATAAAAAAAATATATTAGGAGTTCAATTTCATCCTGAAAAATATAAAAAATCTAGCAAGTTATTTTTCAATACATGGATTAAAAAGTGCTTACAATAAAATAGTCGCATATATTATATGTGCGTATTTATATACAATTAAAAATTATTAATATTATATAAACAATTGATATTCAATTAAATATATAATATGACAACATTAAATCTTAATAATATAAATGATGATTTAATTGAATTGAGTAGAGATACGTTTAGTAATAAACAGATGGGTTTTAATATACCAAATAAGCAAAATAGAGTGTCTCAAAATAATTTTATGAATGATAATACATTATTTAATAGAAATAAGATTAGTGACGATGTTATTTCTATGTCATCTCGCTCATCATCTCGTTCTTCATCAAGAGCCAGTTCAGTTAATGGTGATTATGACAAATCAGCTTATATGAAAAATATGAAAAATATATATAAAAATAAAAGTGTATCTAAAAAATCAAAACATAATGAAGAGAGTGAAAATAGCAGTATAGCTAGCAGTATTCACAATAAGAAATCTAATAATGTAAGTAATTTTTCAAATAAAAATCATGGTTATTCTAAAAATAACAAGGATGACGATGATGATGATGATGATGACGACGAAGATGATGGCGAAGATGATGATGAAGACGATGGTGAAGATGATGAAGAAGATGATGAAGAATATGATGATGATGAAGATGGAGAATATAGCAAAGGAAAATCTAAACATAAACATTTAAGTGCAAAAGAAATTATTTTAAATGAATTGAATGAGAAAAGAGAGATTATTTACCAACTAGATAGGTTAGAGGCAAAGGGGTTTAAGATTCCTTTTAAATTTAATATGAATTCCGACTTAGAGGAAATGCGAACTGAATATAATCGCTTGATACGTGAAAAAGAGCTTGATGGAAGTGTAAGATTTCAGCAAAAAATGTTAATGGCCTTTATTTCTGGAACTGAATATATGAATAGTAGATATGACCCTTTCGCAATAAAATTAGATGGATGGTCTGAGCAAGTTAATGAGAATATTAACGATTATGATGATATATTTGAAGAATTACATTATAAATATAAGGCGACCGGTAAAAAAATGGCTCCTGAGGTAAGATTATTTATAGCATTATCAGGAAGTGCTTTTATGTTTCATCTAACAAGTAGGATGTTTAAAGAACAACCAATGCCAAATGTTGAAAATGTATTAAAATCTGACCCTGAATTAATGAAGCAATTTCAACAAGCAGCCGCAAAACAATATATGATGGGAGGTGGTAATAATTATCCTCCTCCTTCATCAGCGCAAAATATTCCTATGAATAATACTTATGCTAATAATGTAAGTGATAATAGTGGTGGTTTATTTAATATGGTTAGTAGCTTATTTAGTTCATTAAATTCACCTGTATCAAATATGTCTATGCAACCTACTATGGCATCGCAATCTAATAATGTAAATAGACAATCTCCTAATATAACAGAATTAAGACGTAAACCAGTATCTGATATTGAAAATATTATCAATAATGTTCATAATAATATTTCAATAGATAATTCTGATAATAATATTGAAACTTTATCTGTAAGCGATGAAGAAATAACATCTATTATTGAAGATGCCGCAGACATTAAAATATTAAGAGGCGTAGGAAGACCACGAAAAAATGCTAGAACATTAAATATATAAATATAAATATATATATAAATATATAAATAAATATATAAGCTATTATAACAATTAAAGATTAATGTTTGCGTACATTAGTAAAATGTATAGATATAATATGATTAGTTTATATTCTGACGAATATAACGATGATGATTATTTATTTAATACTGAAACTATTAAAAATTGGGCAAATGAATATAATATTAAGCTTATACCTTCTGACGAAATGGTAATATATGAAGATATTTCACCACAATTTAATTATAATTAAAGATTTATATAAAAAAATGATGCCAAATATTAATAATATATATCATTGAAAAATGCTTATGTTATTAAAAAATTATTTTAATAAATTAAAGAAACGTTTTATACAAAAAAGAGATGACCTTTCAAAAAAAGAGTATTTATTAAAAAAAGAAGTCTTTTCAAAAAGAGAGTCTTTATTAAAAAGAGATGCTATTTCATCAACCGATGCTATTTTACAAAAAAAATTTGAAAGAAATATGCAAAGACTTTTTGATAAATATAAAAATATATAAATATATATGCTATTATTTTTACTACTAATCCTTAGCTGTGTCTCACTCACTTAACTAAGGATTTTTAATAGTTATTTATAAATTATAAGATTTACATTGCGGGCTTTCAACTTTTTTCCATTTATTATCTATCCATCCATTAATCATATCATTTTTATAAATATTAATGAGTTCAATACAAGCATATGCTAAGAATTTTCTCGTATCAATATAGTTAAGATTAGTAGTGTAAGAAATGTTATTATTTCTACAATAAGATTTAATAAATTTCAAGAAATGCTCACTTTTGATGCTCCTAATTATCTTGTATACTACATTTTCATTTGGTAATTCATGTTTAGTAATAATAATTCTATCATTAATATTCATCTCTAATTTACAATAATCGTCCGCATTATCTAGGTCAATTGTATATATTCCTTGATATTTTTCTAAATTAGTAAGATGATTGCTTAGAATACGCATTGAATAATAATAAATATCATGTTCTCCATAAATCTTATCAAAAACAATTTTTGGTTCTTCGTGATGATAAGGAAATTTAAACATACTATTGCTTCTTTTATGCTTTTTGTTCTTTCTTTATTCTTTCTTTGTTAGGTGCTTACTTTGACTATTGTTATCAACTTGTATAATCAATTTTTTATTATATATAATATATAACTGAACAAATTTAATTAAAAAATGATTTAACTTATATTTAAATTAATAACATAATATGAATATTATTAAATCACTTTCTAATATATTTTCATTTTCTATTGATGAACCATCTAAAATAATAACAGATATAGAAGATATTCATAGTAATAATCATAAAGAATACAAAGAAAATCATATTTTTAATGAATTAATGGAAAGAATAGCTAGTGAATTTGAAAATAATATTGAAAATTTTAAAACAAACAATGATATTGACAAATTCAAAAAGAATATTCAAAAAAAATATAAATATACTATTTCAAATGCCGAGTTTATTAAAATATATAAGTATCTTAATTTAGAGAATCAACAATTACGTAATCTTATAACCAAAAAAAAATGTAAATCAAATTCAGGCGTTCTTGTAATTACTGTTTTAACTTCTGCGCATCCACAATATATTAATGAAGATGGTGAAATTAAAACAGCACGTTTTTCATGTAAACATGATTGTGCGTATTGCCCTAATGAACCAGCTCATGAAGGAAATAATTGGGTAGCACAACCTAGAAGTTATTTATATTCGGAACCAGCTGTATTGAGAGCAAATGCTAATGATTTTGATGCAATAAAGCAAATGAATTCACGTATATCAACACTTATTAATATGGGACATATTCCAGATAAATTAGAAATTATTGTTTTAGGAGGAACATGGAGCGAATATCCATTAAATTATCAAGAACGCTTTATAACTGAATTATATTATTCCGCAAATATTTATTTTGATAATGAACCAAAGCGTAATAAGAAAACATTAGAAGAAGAGATTGAAATAAATGAGACATCAAAAATTCATATTATTGGACTTACCTTAGAAACGCGTCCTGATACTATTAATATTGCTGAGATCGCTAATTTTCGCAGGTACAATTGTACACGGATACAATTAGGTGTTCAGCATACAAATAATAATGTTTTAAAAAAAATCATGAGAGGACATACAATAGAGTGTGCTTATGAAGCAATAAAGCTTCTTAAAAATAATTGTTTTAAAGTTGATATTCACATAATGCCTAATTTACCAGGGTCAACATATGATATTGATAGAATAATGTTTGACGAAATCTTATACGACCAAAGAATACAAGTAGATCAATATAAAATATATCCAACAGCTATTGTACCTTATACTAAAATAAAAAAATGGTTTGACGAAGGTACTTATGTCCCATATGATGATATGTTATTATATGACCTCATTAAAGATTTTAAGAAAAAAGTTCAAAAATATAAACGACTAAATCGTATTATTCGTGATATTCCAGGTCATTACATAGAAGGTGGTTATTCAACAAAGTTTGTAAATATGAGGCAACTACTTCAAAATGATATGAAACTAAATAAATGGGATTGCAAATGTATTAGATGTCGTGAAATTAAAGGGAATAATGTATTAATTGAGAATGTAAAAATAAACATTGAAAAATATATGGCATCTGATAGCGATGAGTATCATATTAGTTTTGATACTAATTGCGATAAAAATTATTTAATAGGATTTTTGCGCCTACGCTTGAATAAAGAAGATAGTAATGTATTACATATCATTAAATCTTGCGCGTTGATTAGAGAATTACATGTATATTCAAATTTAAATAGCGTAGGAAATAATATAGAAGGGTCCATGCAACATAAAGGGTTTGGAAAGCAACTAGTAGCTAAGGCAGAAGAAATTGCGTTAAATAATGGTTATACAAAAATTGCTATAATTAGCGGAACAGGCGTAAGAGGATACTATAAAAATTTAGGGTATAATTTAATTGATACTTACATGATTAAATATTTATGATTTACTTATAAATATTTGTATGTATTGCAAGATATTCTGTATTATTAGTATACAACATATTATTTTTTTTATGATTTTGTAATAAATTAGCATTCATATCAAAATCTACATTATCATGCCAATATTTACTATGTAAACAATTAATATTATTAGAAATTAAAATAAATGATATTCCGCAATCTTCTATTGTATAAGGATATGAATCTGTATCCTCATCATAATGATATATATTAAAGTTGATATTACTCATATGATTAATTAATATTTTACAGGATTTATTTGAAAGGTACATTAATGGACCAAATATCACTGCGGGGATGTAAGGATTTCTAGAATATTTACAAATGTCAACGTCTTGCAAGTTATGTTGCGGATTGTATAAATCTTCTTGATGTGTTTGATAATAATATACTAAATGATAGCTATTAGAATTTATTCCTTTTTTTAAAGTATCATGTAAAACATTATAATTTATTAAATGCCCCCCATATGAACATTTACCTAAATAATCAATATCAATCTCATCGTCGGTGTCATTAATCTTTATTTTTTTTGGAGATTTTAAAAATGTTTCTAAGATTTTTTCGTTAAATATTAAGTCATCATTTGCACGCAGTACACCCTCTTTAATATCAAATATTTCATAGATATATTTCAAAGCTAGTGCCAATTTTTTAAGTAAATGAAGATATGAATCTTCGCATTTAATAGTCAGTAAGTTTCCTTCAAGTTTATAATCGCAATCTAAAAAAAAGTCTCCAATAACATATATTACTTTCCATTTTCCATAATCATCTTTTGGTAATCTTAATTCTTTTAATCTTGTATTTAAATGTTTTTGACAACTTATTACAAGAATAATTCCATCAACAGCAATCATATACTATATTTAATAGTTATTATTTAACTTATTTACTTATATACATTTACATATAAATATATAAATATATAAATAGCTATTCATTTTTGTTTCCATGAATAGCTATAAATGATTTGCCATATTCACAATCGCATTCTTCAACATTTAACCACAGGAATTCACCATGTATAAAACTTATTTTATTTAAAATTAAAATAAATCCTATACCACAATCTTCAATAATATATGGATATGAGCAAGTATATTCATCATAATGAAAAATATTGTAATTAATATTATCCATATGATTAATTAAAATTTTACATGATTTGTTAGATAAATAACACAGTATACCAGCGGCACTAATAGGCATTTGTGGGCGCAAAGTATATTTGGAAATATCTATTCCTTTAAGATTATGTTGAGGATTATCAATATCTCCTGGATGTAATCTATAATAATTAACGTGCCAATTATCTTCTTTCACTTTTTTTAGTTCCTCTACCAAAATATCTTCTGAAAGTAAACTTTGGTTATTTCCTGACTTACCATAATAATCTAATGTTCTATATTCATTATTAATCTTTACCTGTTTAGGCGATTCTAAAAATGTTTCTAGTAATTTTTCATTAAAAATTAAATCATCACCAGACCGCAAAACACCTTCTTTAATATCAAAAATTTCATAAAGATATTTTAATGATAACACATATTTTTTTAATAAATGAAAATATGAATCTTCACACTTAATAGTCATGAAGTTTCCCACAAGTTTATAATCACAATCTAAAAATAAATCTCCAATAACATATATTACTTTCCATTTTTTATAATCATCTTTTAAATTAATATTTTTTAATCTTGTATGTAAATATTTTTGACAACTTAGTACAAGAATAATTCCATCAACAGCAATCATATCTTATTCAATATTTGAAACTTATTATTTATATACTTTTGTAACTTTTTTGTGTGTTAATAGCTCTTTTAATCCTCCTATAAATTTGCCATTTTTAAATATCATAGGGAAATAATAATAAGGTATTATTGTTAATTCTTTCATAAATTTATAAAATTTATCACGTTCTCTACATGTTTCTATAAATTTATCGCATTTTATATTATCATACTTAGATGTTTTTTCAATCTTTTTTTTTGCCATATCACAATATTTACAATTAGAAATAGTATATATAGTATAATTTTTATTTGAGGGTTTTACATATTTTGTAACCATATTTTAAATAATATCTACTAATATAATAGATTATAAGATGTCTGTAAGAAGAAGTTCGCGAATTGCTGACCTTGTAGAAAAAAAAATACAAGAAGTAATTGATAAGAAGAAAAAAGGAGAAGATGGATATAAATTATCAACAACACTATCTCAACAATCCAAGAATTTAATTGCAAAGAACATTGAAGATGAAATAAAATTTCCTATAAATAGTCAAGATTGGATTATATTTTTTTGCGAATATTTTGATTATATAGAAAAAAATATAACAGTTTGTTTATCAAAAATTCCAGGACTGACACATTTAAAACTTTATGACTTATATAAAGCTGATATATCTAGTGGTGGGTTTGACATTGAGTTTGATAAATATAACAAACTAAATTATAATATTGGATTATATGAGGAATTATTCAAGCAATTTAGAGATGGAACAAATAAAATAAATAATTGTACCAAACTTAATTTATTATTATCATATGTTGGCGATGCAGTATTAAGAGTTGCTAATAATCGTAATAGTACATCTCCTAATGCTTTAATAGAATTTTATAGAAAATTAGTTGTTATATTAGAATTATCAGTATATCCAGAAGTATTTTTACATTATATGACAGGTGATAGTACAGGGCAAACTCATAAAGTTGATTTTACATATCATGATAAATCTACACATCTATGGTATATTGGTATATGGATACGAAAGCAAGATTTTTTAGGAGTAGTATCTAGTAATGGAAAAAATTATTGGAAAAAGTATGATACAGGGTTACGATTATTTGTAAGAAATTACATAAGTAGATTAATTATCTATATGAGAACATATAGTCTAACTTATCCATTAGGATACGAAGTGCCTTATAATTATAGTGCTGATGTTAAAAAACGTGAAATAAACCCTCTGCCATATAATGGAGTTTATAGATATTCTGCACCACCAGAAAATTATTATATAAGCCGCGATGATTGGGATTATATTCCTAACTTTTTATTACCAGATGATGCGTCATGGACTTCTTTCGCAAAGAATTTTAAGCATCCTAGCAAATGGAACAACCCACCGCCACAATGGTGGATTGATAGAACATTAGAGCTATTACAAGGGTTTGCTTGGTGGAAAAGTGGTTCTAATGAAGAAGAATACTATAAAAACCAATTAGAAAAAACTAAAAATCTCGCAAAATGGTTAGCTTTAAATTGTATTTTGCCTCAACAATATGAAAGTTATGAAATCGCATGGGAAGCGGAGGAAGAGGATGATGAAGCTGGAATGTCATATGGCGGTGGATTTAAAAACCGTACTATATATTTTAAACAAAAAAATAAAAAATTATTTAAAATAATACCTGACAAGGATATAAAATTAGACCCTAAAATAATTAATGAATTAAAACATAAATTAACTGAATATTTTAAATTAAATATAGTTAATAGCAAAAATAAAAAGGTTGAAGGACATTTAAGAGATCATACATATATAGATAATTTAAATAATTCAATAATATACAATGTTCATAATAGTGAAGTTAAAATGTTAGAATCAGAACCAGACCCATTTAAAAAACAATTAAAAAAAATAAGAGAAGAATCGCGTAATTCATCTTCATCAGCTTCCCGAGCATCTACTAGATAAATATCTATTGTATATAATTATATATTATTTATAATACTAATTTTATCATTTCTTTGTTTTTTTCCATTCAATACCAATTCTTTTCATAATTTGAGGTGCTGAATCGTTAGGATATTTTTTATGAAGTTCTTTATACATCTTTTTTACAAACTTATTATAAGGTGTTAATTTACGTTTTTTTGCTCCTCCTTCTTGATTACTCATTCCGCAACTACCAGTCATTATACTATTCTTTCTATATATATATAATATAATAATAATATTACTCAGTTGATATATTAGATGTTAAATTATTGATACATCGCATAAATGTTAATTTATTATAATTAACTTTATGTGCGTCGCTTACATTCTGTCTAATATAAGAAACAGCTTGTAAACAAGCATCTGATAAATCGTCTTTTTTCTTATTATTATCAAATATATCACATAGATATATATCGTCTTTGATATAATTTTTACAAATTTCTATGCTTGTCTGCTTATTCATTTTATATTTATCACGCCTAAACCCTTTAACATTTTTAGTCTTTTGTGTTTCATCCATTTTAATCTGTATATCAGGTTTATAGTCGTGTGTTTTAGTTTTAAGAGAAGCATTAACTAGTACCACATTATCTATAATTTTATCCCAATATTTCAAAAGACTAAAATAGCAATAAATTATATATTGGATTGTTTTCATTATACCATTTAAGTTTGAAGGTTGATTTTCAATCAATACATAATCAATATTATCTATTCCATTCTCTTTAAGAAAACCTATAATATTATCAAGTTCCATATATATTCTCTCAGATATATCATCAATACCTTTAATATCTTTTTTTTTATCGGCAAGAGATATTATTCTCCAATCTAATATGTTAATTTCAGCGTCCGTCTTTTTTAAAATACACAAAGCAAGATTTTTAATACCAATATCAAAACTAATATATATCATATAAATAATATACTTAATATATATTAAATATTTGTTTTATTTATATAATAGTATTAACTTTCTATATAATATTACTTATAAACTTTTATGTAACATATTGACTGTTTTTTTATTAAATGAACTAATATTATGATGTTTAATTAATGTTGCAAGATTTAACCAGAAGGTATCATTCTCGTATTTACTGTTATATTTATTAATTTTTTTGTATTTTCTATATAACCATTTATGTAATTTTTCTAATATTATTGTATTAGATGGATTATTTTTAATATATAGCTTTTTATTCATTATTAATCTTGATACAAAATGCTTTAGTTCAGATATTTTAGCATATTCATGAGGTATACTCTCCCATAGATTATGAAACTTTAAATAATCATATGTAGGACAAATTAATAAATTATCAGTATAATCTACAAATGTTGGATTATTATCTATAATCAATATATTATTAAGTATTGAATGCGTCTTTGGCATTTTTATTGATTTTAATAATTGTGGTAGTATTTTTATTACAGATTTCTTAATATTACCAGTATTATCTTTAAAACAATTATCTCTTGTAAATATTGGTCTATTAAACTTAATATTATTTTGCTTCTCTATAATTAAAATCTCTTTATTTGCCCATGTTTTCTCCGATGCCGTATAGATAAAGAAGAAACTATTTGGATATAGTTTTTTCATTTCTGACATAAATCTTGCAAAGTTTGGTCTTAGTAATTTAGAATGTAAATTATAGCAATTGTCAAGCATTTTATCGCATAATGATTTATATTTTGTAAGGTCTGCTGAATGAATACTATTATTTTTTAATAATATATTTTTTTTAATTATTTCTTGTATATTATAAATATCACATTGATAACTACAATCACCTATTATTGTACCATCTAAATCTAAAAGAAATATATATGGTTCGGTATTCATTATATTATATAATTATATAATTTATAATTATATAATATAATAATTATAATATAATGAATAAGACAAAAATAAGAAGTTCTGATATTCATTTAGGAAATGCACTTGATTTTGCCGCACAAAAAAAATCAATTAGTCCGCCAAAAATAGCTAATAATGTTGTTAATAGACAATTATATATACCACAAGTTAATACAAACCCATATGTACAGCCTCGTGGGAATTTTTATGGAAATCCTCGTGGGAATTTTTATGGAAATCCTCATGGGTATTTTTATGGACGCCAACAAATACTTAATGGTCCTCCATATATGCAACATATACCATTAATACAACTACGAAATAATAAATTATTACACCATCAATGTCGTCAGCTTGGATATACTATAAATGATGATTTTAGTAGATATTATGATGTAAATCCCCAATTAAATAAAGCTTTTGTTCCATATGCGCCTGTTTTACTAAAACCTAAAAAAGTTTCACAAATTCCTTTACCTTCATCACATCAATCATATCCTATTCCTTCTCCTCCTCCATCGTCTCCTAAATCATCATCCGTTAAATCATCATCTCCTAAATCATTATCTAAACAAAGTTCTCATAATACCGTAAATAGAAGCACTATGACTTTTGTTGGAGCTTCGCCTTCTAAGAAAAAAATGCCTTCTAAGAAGAAAATACCTTCTAAGAAGAAAATGCCTTCTAAGAAGAAAATGCCTTCTAAGAAGAAAATGCCTTCTAAGAAAATGCTTTCTAAGAAAATGCCTTCTAAGAAGAAAATGCCTTCTAAGAAGAAAATGCCTTAACTAATATATTAGTATTCATAACAACCTAAATTTTAACACTAATTTGTATATTTATGTTATCTAAATTCAATCAAATAATTCTGAATTATCTCCTAATCTTGCTTTATTTTTATTATATAATAATTCTTTTCTTTTCTCAATATACTCTGCCATACTAGTAAATCCATATAATATCATCTCATTAATTTGTTCTGTTGATAAATCAATTTTAACACCCTTCCTATTAACATTTATATTCATTGAATGTAACATTTTAATATCTTTTGGCATAAAATAATAATCCTTATCTTCTAACTTTATTTCATTTCCTGTTACTTGACTAATTCGTAATATTTCAAACATTCTACATATTTGTCTTAATATGAAAAAAATATTTATTTTTTTATTAGAAGGTTCGTAGTTATTTTTTTCTTTATATATAACCATACCAATAATATGTTCTTTTGAAACATGTGAAAAAATTTTAATAGGAAAATTATTTGTAAACGCACCATCATAATAATATTCACCTTCAATAAAAATTGGATTAAATATTAATGGTATAGACATAGATGCTTCACAAGCAGTAAATACAGAAATATCAGGTGTATCATCAATAGAGAAAATACGATTTTCACATCTATTTATATTTGTTGTTGAAAAATATAAATTTATTCCAAACCTTTTTGATACTTCTTTAAAAGTCATATCTTTCATGTCTGGATATTTAATGCGTAATAATTTTTTCAAATGTTCCATAAAATATGTGATAGAACATAAACCTAGTTCTGATATAATCTTGTAATAATTTTTAGTTGGTATATAGCATAAATTATTATCATCTTTTGAATCATAAATTATTTTTTCTATTTCTTCTATTGTAAGTTTAAATGTAATAAATAATGCTACAAAAGAACCTATTGAATTTGCTGCTATATGTGTAATATTCTTATGTAAATTTTCAATATACATATATCTTAGCGCTCCTATAAATATTACACCTTTCATACCACCTCCTGATAAAACAAGATGTGTAATATTTAATTTATCCATTAAATTATTATAAATATTATATTTTGATTATATAATATCTTTATATATTTGAATTATATTCGCAAATATCTACATTGTAATATATTAATGCTTCTTTTGCTGTATTATTTTCTGCTTCCTTTTTATTAGTTCCTGTTGATGTAGCAATAATAGAATTATTTCTATCTTTTATACAATATGTAAAAATGCGGATATTATCTTTAATTGTTATCTTGACTTCGTAAAATTTTGGTATATCTTGGAGATTATGCGTCATATAAGATACTAACATATCTTTGTAATTATTCTTTAATCTAATTAATTCACAGAAGTCAATATAATTCTCAATTATATAAATAATAAAACTTTCTACTATGAAATAACCTGCGCCTGTAAAAGGGGATATATTAATATTATTTGGAAGTTGAACCTTATCATTCTCTGTTTGAAAATCTAGAAATAACGCACCTATGAATGCTTCAAAAATATCTTCCATAATTTTAAAATTATTTCGGCCACCTGTTTCCTCAACTTGCTTTGATATTATGGCAAACTTCGGAAAACCAATTTTATCCGATAAATATCCTAACATCCGGCCATTCACTATTTTTGTTCTTATTTTTGATAAGAAACCTTCATTTTGATCAGGAAACCTATTATATAAATAATTAGCAACTATCATACCTATAAGAGAATCACCAAGAAATTCTAGACGTTCATAAGACATATCTTGGAGTGGTAAACTATCTGCCGGACAGTTAATATTACTTTTATCAAAATCAATATTTTTCATAGTACAATATGATTTATGAACAAATGCTACGCGATATAAATCAATATTTTTAAATTTAATATTATTCAATCCATTATTATTGAATATTTCTTGTAAGTCTACATTTTGAAGGAGAATATTCTTATTATTATATGGTTGATTAATAATTTCAATATCTTGTGTTTTATTATGTATTCCTTGAATGCGTTTCATATTATATAAATATTATAAGTATATAATTAATATCAATTTTTCATTATATCATTTTATTATATAAATATTAATTGTTTATTTCTTTTAAATAGAATAAAATAGAATTATATATAGTATAATGACTAATTTAGTTATTCAAGGAACCGAACCAATTATTAAAGTTGATTCGCTTGGAATTGGTATTAATACAGGAATAGACGACTATATTGAAATTGAAAAATTGAATTTGAGTGATACGGAATATTTAGTTGTTGGAGATGGCAAAGGGTCGGCAAATTACACTAGTAATACTTATGAAGGCATTCGGAATATGTATGTTAATAGTCGCGGTGTTTCTATTAATACTAGCCGCAATATTTACAATCAAAGTGATGCGAATACATCACTTTATGTTAGTAAAAATATACACTGCGATGGTATAATTCGCGCGAATGGTATTCAATTCAGTAATATAACTATTGAAGGTTCATTAACTAGTAATCTCGTACTTGATTTAATAAATGCTGTGGAATATCATAAACAAACGCATCCATTCAAAGCTGGTATTGCTTTATATAAAAATGATATTAATGATATTCAGTTTCCTATTAATAACGTTTATACGCAGGATAATTTAACATTAGGAGCATTTGTAGATACGAATTATAATAAACATGCTTTAAATATTAATACAGCAACTAATAATGATTTTAATTCTATTCAATTAGCAATTAGAAATGATACAAAATCTACAAGTATAGCAGGTACCACAATTGATTCTAATCTGTCAAAATTATCAATTGGCATAATCGGTGCAAATTCAAAATCCCCTGCGGTAATTTCAACAACTAGGGGGATGCCATTAGAATTTCATGTTAGCAAAACACCTAGTGAAATGAATTTGCTATATGATAATAAAAAGATTGCTTTACCTAGATATGTAAATGACACAGACTATGCCGCAATGACAATTGACGAAAATGCGAATGTTTGTATTGGAATAGATAAGAGTGAAACTATAACATATTTTAAAAAAAGTTTAATAAATGGTATATATTCAAGAGTCAATGAGGAAATTGTTAAAAAACCCCGTTTAGTTGTTAAAGGAGCATCTAAGTTTGAAGATGTAATAATATATGATCATTTTAAAAAACAATACAATAATATAGACGATATATATATACGTGCGGAAGGACTTACCAATATTAATCCATCAGTAATAAAAAGAGGTACATTTTTTGGCGATGAATATATATTTAATAATAATGTTAATGTAATTAATTTATTAACTACAAGTAATATTAGTTCAAAAACATTAGATTCAAAGAATATAAATTCTGAAAATATTACTATAAATACCAACGCTAATTTTACAGGCACAGTTAACTTTAATCCTGAAAAATTATTAGAGATTAATAAATTAAAGATTACTAATTTTTTAGAGGTAGATGGGTATCGTATAAATCCAGAAAAGAATGGCGGGTCCAACTATTTTTATACATTTTTTAATCCAGCAATAGTAAATATCGATGCTAATAGTAATATAAGTTTTCCAAAAAGATTAAGTATAGGCCCTAGCGAAGGTGATTTTCCAGGTATAGTAAATGTTTATAAAAATAATACTCCTGTTAATGTGTTTGAAGAAGTTCAAAATAATAGAAAATTTGAAATAATTTTACAAGACAATACTATGCCTGATAAATTTGTCGCAAATATTGGAAGAATATCATATGTTGATTTTTATGATAATAGTTTAATTATTAATACAAATGTTGTAAATGGTAAAGAAAATAATATATATTTTTATCCTTCTTATGATATAACAAAATTGCAAAGGGACATATATAACCCAAATTTTAAAAATAGTCCTCCGTCTCTATCTATTACAAATAAGGGTGTCGGAATAAATATCAATATTCCTCGCCAAGATTTACGTTTAGATATTGTGGGAAAAATGTGTGCAACTGAATATTACATATCAAAATATAATATTATCAGTAAAATATCAAGTTTTATTTATGATAATAATAAGAATTATTTTAATTTATTTAATGAAGAAACTTATAAATATTGTATTAATTACGATAGTTCTGCGTCTATGCTTTCGTCAAAAATGAAAGGTTTGAATGTTAAACAGGGGATTAACGCAGATTTATATTACCAAAATGATTCACTTATTGAAACTTTAAGAATAACTAAGAATACTGATGGATTTTTTACAAATCAAAAAATAGCACTTGGGTGGAATGAAGAAGATTTGAAAGTACCTTTACAAATACGCAATATATCCACAGACGACCATAATTATTCAATTATAAGAATATATAGAGGGTTAAAGGGGGGAGGTCTTAATAATAATGCTAATTTCAGTGGTATTGATATATGCGAATATGATAGAGATCTAGATGATGATAGAAATTTAGAAAAATGGTTCATATATAGAAATCATAAACATGATTTGCTCAATATTAAAAGAGTTGGACCTTTACAATTTGGATACACGGATAAAACTATAACACCAACGACATATGGAATGACTATGTATTATAATAATATTAATTCAAATTATCATATTGAATTTAATAATCCGGATGTATCTTATGAATTTATGAAAAAATCTTCAATATCTGCTGTGTCAATTTATGGAGACTTAGATGTATATGGTAATATTAATATTATAGATAATAATAGTAATAACTTTAATTTTCGTCTTAAAAAATTAGAAAAATTAAGCGAATTAGAATACTATGTAAATGTTGTGTCAACATCTAATATTATTTATAAAAACTTTATTGATCACGATGATATAGAATATTCTGGAAAGAATATTATTTTTAAACCAATTGAATCAATTATAGTAGATTCAACAGTTAATAATAATATTCCATTTGTTGTTAAGCAAAATAATCATGAATTTTCTACTGCTAAGTTTATTACATATCCAAATATTTTAAATTCACCTGTGGAGGTGAATTCATCTATTGAATTAGGAATTTATAAAAAAAATGAATTTACAACAGCATATGATTCTAGAAAAGCAACTAATATTAATAATATGATTAAATTTAATGTTTCAAACGATACACAACATGTTAATAATACAAAATTAACATTTAGTTATTATTCAAAAGAAGAATATTATCCATTTATTGAGTTTAATAATAATTCTTTTTCAAAAACATCATATATGCATTTAGGATATGGAGTAAATGAATACGATAGTAATATTACTTTACATATAGATGATAATAATAAATGCGGTATTCAAATAACAAATATTGAAAAACCGGTCAAAATAAATATGGTTAATACTTCTGGAAGTCGCAATAAATATACTATATTATCATCAGGGAATTATACAAATAAATATAAATTTTCAATTGATATTGATGATATTCCTTCTACTGTTAATCAATTAAGAGATAGAGACGGATTGACTACAAATATTTTTACAATAGCCCCTTATAATGAAAATAATAATATGCGAAAAGGTGCAAGATATGGTTTTAATGAAAAAGATCCTAAACAAACTGTTGTCATTAATAGTGAAATGGATGAACTTCCATTGTTAATTAATCAAAGATACACAGAAGATAAAATTTTTACTAGCGCAGAAACTAATACTTGTAATTTTAATTTAGTTTATACTGTTAATTCTAACTGGGATAATATTAATAAAACATATAAATCAACAGAATATAAATATACTACTCTAAATGATAATGTTATTAATATAGATATTAATGGTTATCCAATAGACGCAAAAAATGTTCATTATAAAAAATCTTATATTGCTAAGAATATATCATATAGTTCTATACATTCCAATATATTAATTGATTTTTATTATAATGATAAAACTAATAATATTACTTCAAATAATAATTATACATTATCGACATTGCCATACAAGACAGACGAAGATACTTTTCTACCAGACTATAAAGTAAATTTTTATGTTGACGAAGGTTCTTTATATGATATAGAACCTTTATTAAATTATGATAATAATGTATTTTTATATAAAGACCCTAAAAATATAAAAAACTATGAAACTTCTAATGTATTTATTCTGAATAAATCTATAACTACTAACCAAATTACAAGAGAATTTACTTTTAATATGACGTGTATATTTAATAATAAATATAATATACCAGTTAATATAGGAGGATTCATAACATCTAATTTTATAATTACATCTAATATTCATGTAGTCGGTGACAAAGTTGATATAAATTTAGATAATGAAATATATACATATTTCCCAGATACAACTATTGATAATTATACTAATTCAAAAACATATTTTAATAACACAACATCAAATTATATAGATACTCTTGATATAATATCAACATCTATATTTTTAACAACAAAAACTTCAAATATATTCAGATACAAGAATAATATACTTTATAATAATTATTTTGATGTAAAAAGAACTAATAATATAACTGTGTTTGGCTCTAATATTTTTCCAAGTACAACATATAATAGTAATAATATTCTTTCTTCTAATAATATATTAGAATATAATGAAGATATTGGTATTGATACAAAAAATGTAATAGATTTACAATTATATAATAATATAATAGACACTAAATATAATACTGAAATTAAATATTTAAGCTCAAATAAATTTGTAGATACTTTTACAATAAACGGAGCAAGAAAGCCTACTGGGGCAAAAGAATTTATTTCTAATTTTAGTAATATAATTATATTAAGCGAATTTTATGGAAGTTATGTTAATAATTCAAATATAAATGTACAAGTTAATAAAATTAATATACAAGGTGTAAACCCTCACATTACATTAGCAAATTCAGTTGAAAATCAACCAGATATTAATGATGTACGAAATGAGATATATAGTTATGACGGTAATTTGAGATTTTCTTTGAAAGATAATTCGCGAACAGCAGACCGATTATTAATTAAAAATAATGGAGATACAATATTTTATGGCAGTATTTTTACAAGTAATGATTTATATGTTGATGGAAAAATATATAGTGATGGGATTAATGTTATAGACAGTCTGTCAGATAGTATATATGATATCTCATCAAATATAGCTAACTCACACAAAAATAATTTATATAATATTTTTGATTTACGTATAAATGATGATATAGTTCGTAGTAGTAATTATATTGCGTCAACAAGTAATATTATTTCAAGAAGAATTGCTAATCTTAATACTGATATGATTAAAAATACGGGTACTCGTAATAAGTTTATAGTTGATAATATATATGATGATTTCATATACATTAAGGGAAATTTAACAGTAAGAGACAACTTAATAATTGAAGGTACTAGTACAACATTACAAACAACCGTATATACTACTGAACGATTAGAGGTGTCTAATGAAGATTATTATCCTGTGTTGAATATTCAACAAAAAAATCCTACTTATCCTTATATTTTAGAAGCTAAGAATTATACATCTACGACAACAAATGTTTTAACACTTTCCAAAGATGGAGATATAAATATTAATGGTAAATATAAATGTAATGATATAGATGTTATAGTTTCTACAAGTAATTATGTGCTATCAACATGTAATATATTAGTAGAAGAATTAAATATTCGTGATATAAATATTAGCAATTATATATTAGCCGCAAGTAATTATTTTGGCGATTTAATAGTTAGTAAGTCTCCATGGATTGTTACAAATAGTAATATATATTATTCAAGTAATGTTAATATAACTGGGCAACTATATATTAATGGTGATGTAATTGTTAGCGGCTACATAGAAGCAGGGGGGACAGTAAGCCAAAACCAAAACAGTTATTCTGATGATAGATTAAAAAATCAAACATCTAATATAAGAAATCCTATAGATTTAATTAGCAAATTAAATGGTTTTCATTATATTCCAAATGAGTTAGCACAACAATATGGATTTAAAGAAAGAAATGATATAGGGTTAAGTGCGCAAGAAGTACAAAATATTTTTCCGGAAATTGTATCCTTAGCACCATTTGATATGAAACGTGATAATTATAATAATATTGTATCTAAAAGTGGTGATAATTATTTAACAATAAACTATGAAAAATTGGCCCCTCTATTTGTTGAATCTATAAAAGACCTTAAAAAAGAATTAAATGAATTAAAACTTGAAATTGCTGAACTTCGCAATAATAGAAATAAATAACTTAAAAATTAAGTATTAATATTATTCTATTCTTCTTCTTCTTCTTCTTCTTCTTTTTCTTCTTTTTCTTCTTTTTCTTCTTCTTTTTCTTCTTTTTCTTCTTCTTTTTCTATAATTTTGTTATAATTTTCTATTTTTTCTTTTAGCTCTTCTATTTTTTCTTTTAGATCTTCTATTTTTTCTTTTAGATCTTCTATTTTTTTTTTAAAAGTTTTATCATATATTTTTCTGAGTTTTTTATTAATATCTTCTTCATCTTCATCATCATTATCTTCTTCATCATTATCTTCTTTATCCTTATCTTCTTCATCATTTTCTTCTTCTTCATTATCTGATATTGATTCGTTTGCTTCAATACAATGTAAGTTTTTAATTAAACCTTTTTTTAAAAAATAGTATAATGAATATAGAGAACTTTTGTCATTGATTAATATAATATTAAAATTAATATCATCATTATCATCATCCTTATCATCATTAATATTTAGTTTACTTATTAAATATTTATTTTGTTCTTGAACATTTTTTATATTTTCCATTTTATGATATTTTAAACTTTCAAAATTTGTATATTCTGTATTAAATATTTTAATTTGTTTATAAATCTCTTCAAAATTTTTTTTAATATATTCGTCACTCTCGTCACTCTCTTGGATGTCTATGGCATCATCATCAAAATTACTAAAATCATCTTCTTTCATATAATCATAATTTTCAATTATATTTATGTATAAATTTTTTATTCTTTTATAATTAACATTATTATAAGAATATAATATCTTATCTAGAATATTATTTAGTTCTTTAATTTTCTTATTATAGTTTATCTTGTTCTCATAGTCTTTATAATCATCACCTAAAAAAGATTTAAGAATTGCTTCCATGTATTAATAAATCCCTTATTATATTAATATATATATAAAATTATATAAAACTTACTTATTATAATTACATATAATGAGTTCTTCAAAAAATGTATCTGGTAAAAAAATTATGGAATGCTTGCGATTAGCTTTAGATGAAGAAAACGAATATGCTATTGATGATATTAAAAAACTTGCCGTGAATGCTTTTAAAGAAGCATCTAAAATAGGAGTAGGAAAAAAGCGAATTGTTAAAGTTGATAGCGATGGAGTTGTTATTAAAAAGCTACCTAGTAAATATAATCTATTTATTAAAGATGAAATGGCGCGCATGACTATCGAATTTCCAGATACAGAGAGAAAGGAATTAATGAAATTGGCAGCAAAAAATTGGAATGATACCAAGTCAGTATTACAGGAAACCATTACATAGGAATAAATGAGTTGATAGTTTTTTATTTTTATTTATATTAAAGTATAATGGCAACAATAATAAAATTATCTTATAAAAAGACTACTAAACCTTATAGTAAATATGATGAAATTACTGAATATCATTGTTGGAAATTATTAGAATTTTTATACGATAGTAAAAAATTGACTTGGACCAATCCAATAACTAAGAAAGAATTAAATAGGAACAGTGATATTATTATTAGTTTTTTATCTAAATGTTATTATGTATGGGGAGATTTAGATATTATTTTCAATGGTGAAAAATTAACATATAAAAAACATATTGAGAAATTTATAGACAAGGAATATTTATTTGATATTAGAAAACTTAAGATATCATCAGCAATTGTCGCAAACAAACCAAAAAGCAATTCACCAGCTGGTTCTAGAATAATAAGTAATTCACCTCCTAAACAAGCAACACGTCCGCATAATTCTCCTCCTGCTGTAAAACGTATTTCTCCAAGGTTACAAGGGTCACCAGGGTCACCAGTGTCACCAGGAGCGGCAACAAACAAACCAAAAAGCAATTTCCCAGTTGTAGCGATGGGAATGACAATGACTAGAAAACCACTTTCTTTTAATCCAACAAGCATTAAGAATATTAATAAAAACTCTGAAAAATTTACAGAACCAAAGTGTCTTGAATTTGTAAAATATATTAAAGATAAAATAAATAATACTAAGACATCAGCAGAATTTAGAAAATTAACATTTATTAATCCTATAACAAAAAAACCCTTTGGAATTGATAGTCCAATACTTCAAAGTTTTTTGACAAAATGTTATTATTCTTTTGATAATAAAGAAGTTAAAAGTATAATTGAGGAATTAATAAATGTTAGCGAATTAATGTTTGATACTTCAAAAGGTCAAAGTAAACCAGCTATTAAAGCAAAGCCAGTAATATCGGGTAATATAGTAAAAGACATAGATGATTATATTGATATCTGTTTATTATATTTTTATAATTGCTGTGATGAATTAATAAAAAATTGTGATTCAAAAGGAATATTAAAAAGTCATCATTATATTGCGAATGTAGTGAATTCAATTATGATGACTTTACACGTAAAATATGTTCATTTTAATATGTATAATAATAATACTTTAATAGGAAATCAGCCATTCCAAATATATATGTACGATGAAATATTTCAGAATCATTTATTATCAATGGGATTAGATGTTAAAACCACATTTATGTATAATTATAATTCAAAAAATATAGTATATCAACAAAATGATTTACAAGTGTCAAATATAAGAACAGAACTCAACCCTAAAACAATTGATACATATTATATGTGCTCTTTATATAATCGCCAATATGTATTTGAATATCCGCAACTTCCGCGTCATAGCAAAAAGTATACTTTAACATATACACTTAAATATAATTTGGTTAATACAAAATTTTTACCTGTTAAAGATTTTCCAGAATCTATGAATTATGCTAGAAATACATTTGATAGCACTAAAAAACCATATATACCTTTTAATTACAAAATAACAAATAGTGTATTGCCTAAATATATATTTACAAATGACAATAAAGAAGTTTCTGATAAATTTACAGCTATAATTACTTTGATTAATGATAGGCTTAAAATCTTACCAGTTATAAATGGTATAGCAAATGAAGATACCTATAAAAATGATTATTATGAGAATGTAATAAAAGAAATGGATAAACGTTCATTTGGTAATAATGAAACAGATTATGGAACAACAGATATGATACGCAAAAATATATTATATTCTCTTAATGCTAAAACACCACATTTTAGACGCACTAAGATATTATATAATGAATATTATTATAATAGCGAATTTACTGGAACATACCCAATTTTCACTTGGATACCTTTAAATCATACTAAAATAAATACAATATATAATTATCCGAATGCTTTCCTATGGCAACCATTAGGAATAAATCAATATGAACAGAAAGAAATAGATCGGTTTTATAAAAATAATGGTATTTTTCCATATAGTAAAGACCTTAATGATATAATTTATAAAATTATTACAGATGAATACGCTTCTATAAAATCGCTTATAGATCCCCAAAAGATAGAAGTAATGCGATTAAGAGTAATTAATACAATAGGAATATACAAAAGTAAATCAAGAAAAGAAGATAGAGAGTATATTAATAATAATATATATTTATATCATGGAACAAAAAATAGGTTACATAGTATAGGTGGAAAAGAAAAAGAAATAGAGATATTAGGATTTTTATCAACTACTTTAAATATGTATACTGCATCATTTTATTCTGGAATTGGAACAAATAATATAGGTCTTATTTATATTATTGAAGTAGATTATACACAGACATATATAAATTTAAATGATGAATTAAGACAAGTTCTACTTTTACCTAATTCAAGGCTTAAAGTTATTTACGAGTTTAATTTTGATAATTTATGTGTTATATTATGCCGTTTATTTAGAACACCATCTATTGATATTAATAATAATTTATATAATAAATTGCTAGATATAAATAATCAAACCTTAGCAGATACTAATAAATATGTTAGTTATAGAATTAAAACAAATAATAATGAAATGCCAATATGCGCTTTTATGTTAAGTAAATTTTGGAAAACAAATAAAGAATATGGTTATGAAGATATGGATGTATATAAAATAAGAAGAAGTAAATTAAATAATAGGAAAATAAATAATACATCTTTAACTACTAAAAATTTACAAGAAAATTTTTTATATTTTAGCCTTGGTCAAGAATATGAATTATATGTAGATAGGGGTTTACAATTAAAATTAGGCTCTTTTGAAGATATTAAATATAGTATACATCAACATTTTATTAAAGACTGTTATAAATCTATTGATATACCATGTTTAGAATATATATTTATACATTCATCATTTGTGAATAATGCTATATCTACTGGTATATTAGCAGATGATTATATAAATAATCAGACAAATCATTATAAATACGATATTAATAATTTCTTAATAGATTGTATTTTCAAATTTAATAGTTTTAAAAATGAAAATAAAAAACTTAATATACTTAGTGAACTAGGTAAACTAAAAGATGGTATATATGTTGATAAGATTGAAGGGTTCAGAGATGCTGGATTATATTGTCATGGTTTAATTAATCCATTATTTAATATATATGCTGATGTAGGTGAACATATTCAATACATCAAAAATTGGCAACATTTATTTACTAAGTATAACATAGCAAGTGATGATGATTTAACAAAGCATTTTAAATGGTGTAATAATAGAATTGATAAATTAATAGAAAATATTAAAATAATAAAAGAGAATTATCTAATATTTATCAATGATAAATTAATTGGAAAAATAAAAGATACTTCTTCTATTGATAAAAAAGGGATATTAGATAGAGCATCAAAAGAATCATTAGAATTAAACGCAATGATAAATAGCCTTGTAAAAATATTACTTCATAGATGTTCATTTTATAAAAAATGTACAAATAAAGAAGGTGTAGTACCTTTTATAAAGATAATCAGAAATATATTAAGTGAAATACATATTAATTATCATAATTCTAAATTATACGAAAATCCTATACTTGAAGATTTAATTTTATATGAAGAAAAACAAAAAAGTGATTCATTATTAGGAGGTATTCTTAGTATGAATGATATAAATAAACTTAATACTAATAATATGTCAGATACTAAGGATATTAAAAATACTAATGATATTAAAAATACTAAGGATACAAAGGTAATAGATCATGAAAAAATTTATGAAACATTTAAAAATATTCCTATTCAAGAATCAAAAGATATGCGAAAATATAAAGATATGCCAAAGGCTTTTCGCGAATATTATAAGGGTGCTACCCTTGATAGTGATGGGTATTTTGATATTAGCGATCATTGTTATTGTAGATTTGTGTAAATATAGTTATATAAAAATTATTTTTATGATATATATTATTTTTTTAAATATATTATTATAAAGTAGTATATATATAATGTCTGTACAGAAATTAAAACCAAAAAAAGCACATCCAACATTAAGTATGCTTTATGATAGATATGATGAAATTACAGAAAAACATTGTCATAATTTATTATATCATTTATATACACATAATATTACAGAATGGATTAATCCATTAACAAAAAAAGAGGTACAAAGAGATAGTATTATTGTTATTAGTTTTTTATCTAAATGTTATTATGTATGGGGTGAAAATGAAGTAATTATAAAAGGAGAAAAACTAAAATATAAAGATCATATTGAAAAATTTATACATAAGGCTTATTTAATTGATGTTACGAAACGTTCACAGAAAAAAAAATCACCAAAAACACAACAAAGAAGTCATTCGCCCGCAGGTGCACATTTGCCGCGTAGTAAATCGCCTAAGAGAGTTCCTGTAATCACCGCCGTAGCTAATATACAGCAACAACAACAAAATTCACCACCAGGTGCAGCAACAAATAAACCTCGTACACAATCACCATCACAACCTAACTTAAATAATTCAAGTAATTCAAGTAAATCAAGTGTTAAACTTGATTTTTCTCCTAAAAGTGTAAATTCAATTATAAAAAATACAGGGAGTGTAAGTGTAAATGCTGATAAACTTACAGAAAACGACTGTATTGAATTAGTAAAAGAAATAAGAAGAATAAAACGTGGAAAAACAGCAGAAGAAATTAAATTATTAAAGATTGTTAATCCAATAACAAAGAAAGAGATTGGGTTAAAAAGTCCAATATTTAAAAGTTTTTTAGCAAAATGTTATATAAAATTTGACAAAAATGAAAATTTACAAAAATCTATTAAAAAAATAATTAATGTTCAATCATTAGATATTTTAAAAGAAAAACATTTAGCAGAAGAGAAAGAAAAAGAAGAAAAACGTTTAGCATTAGAGAAAAAAAATGAAGAAAAACGTTTAGCAAAAGAGAAAGAAAAAGAAGAAAGAAAAAAAAAGATACCAATTATTGATAAATATATTGAAGGACTTGTTGGCGAATTTAATAAGTGTTGTGATGAATTAATAGACAATTGTGATAATGGTATATTAAAAGAATATAAATATATATCAAATGTAATTAATTCAATAATTATTATAATTTACACAAAATATTTACATTTACCATATTACTTTGATGAATTATATATGAATTTTTCATCTCAATTGGATTTAAAAATATTTATGTATGATGAAACATTTCGCGAATATTATGAGAGCAAATCATTAGTCCCATGGGATGAGTTCAAAAAATACTTTTATAATAATTCAAAAGTAATATATCAGAAGAATGATTTGACAAAAATTGTAGATCATACTAATGTTGAATTAAACCCAAATACAATAGAAAATTATTATCTAAATACATTACTAAATCGTCAGCATGTGTTTGAAGCATTTAGATATGATGTATATGCTAATGCTGCTGGTCAAAAAAAATATGATAATCATATGATACAATATAATAAACTTAATACCAGTTATTATACAAGATTAAATTTCAATCATTATATGTTTCCAGATTCATTAAAATTCGCAAAAGAAATTATTGAAGAATTAAATATTAACTATAATATAACAAATGGTTTATTGCCTGAATTTATCTTTTGTAGAACATCAGACCCATTTATATCTGCAAATATACCTTTTTCTGATCTTGTAGAAATAATTAATGATAGATTGAACAAACTTCCAACTATTACTGGTATCGCAAAAGAAGCAACAATACACAAGGATCAGTATGATAAAATAATAAAGGATATGAGTGATTTTTCATATGCTGACAATGAGACAGAATATGGTGACACTGATATGATACGTAAGAATATATTATATTCACTGAATGTACAATCTCCAACATATATTGTAAAAAATATTGATACACATAAGCAAAATATGTACTATAACTATGAATATACAGGAACTTACCCATTATTTTCATGGATACCTTTAAATCATAAAAATCTAAAATCTGATACAAATCAGAAATATTGTTATCCTATGATAGCAAAATGGCAACCATTTAATATAGATCAAGTAACTCTTAAAATATTAGAATTAGATTATAAAAATAATGGCATAGCTCCGTTCAGTAAATATTTGAATGAAACAATATACAAGGTAATAACTGATGAATATGCTTCTGTAAAATCTCTTCTAATGCCTGATAGAATTCAAGCAATGACATTAAGAATTATAAATACTATCGGATTTTATAAAGATAAAAATATAGATCCCTTATATAATAATAAAAAAATATATCTATATCATGGAACAAAAAATAGATTACATACTGTTGGAGGGAATGGTGTAGATATAGAGATATTAGGATTTTTATCAACCAGTTTAAATGTTTATACAGCATCTTATTATTCTGGGATTAACGAAAATAATGCTGGGCTTATATATATATTTGAAGTAGAAGATGCATATACATATATTAATTTAAGAGACCCTTTGAACCAAATACTTATTTTACCATTATCAAGAATTAAAATTATTACTGAGTTTAATATGGGTGGATTTTGTGTTATTCTTTGTAAATTGTATAGAACACCATCAGTTGAACAAAATAATTTACTATATGATAAATTATTAGACCAAAATAAAAATAAGGATGTTAATAAATACGTAACTTATAAAATAACAACAAATAATAATATAATGCCAAAGTGTGCTTATATTATAGGAGAATTATGGAAAACTGAGAAGGAACCACATAACAATGACAAATTAGAATTATACAAAATAAAAAGAAAAAATTTAAATAATAATATAATAAATGATAAACATAATATGTCAAATAAAGAATTAAAAGATGAATTTTTATATTTCAGTCTTGGTCAAGAATATGAACTATATATTGATAGAGGAATACCAATTATTTTAGGTAGTTTTGAAGATATTAAATATAGCATTCATCAGCATTTTATTAAAGATTGTTATAAGGCACTTAACATACCTTGTCTAGATTATATTTTTATTCATGGTAAAAATAAATCAAAAATTACATCTCTAGGCTTATCATTCATTAAAAATCCTATATCCACAGGTATTTTGTCAAAAGACTACAAAAATAATCGTACAAATAAATTCAAATATAATATTAATAATTTCCTTATTGATTGTATATTTAAATTTGATAGTATTAAACATAGTAATAAAAAACTTAACATTTTTGGTGAACAAGATGATGGTAAAATATACGCAGATAAAATAGAAGCGTTCAAAGATGCTGGTGCATATCTAAATGGTGTAATTAATCCAGTATTTACATCTACGCATATAAATTCTGTGCATGGAGAACATATACAATATATTAAAAAATGGAAGCATTTATTTACAAAATATTTGGAGGCAAGTGATGAAGATTTAAGAAAGCATTTTATATGGTGTCATGAAAGAATTAAAAAATTAATAAATATTATTCATTCGGTATCTGAAAATTATTTATTCTTTATTAATTATACATTAAAAGGATATACAAAAAATAGTAATATGACTGGTAAAAAGGGGGTTTTAAGCCATGATTCAAAAGAATATAAAGAGTTATTTAATTTAATTAAAAATCTTGAGGATACTTTGTTAGAACGAGCAAATTTTTATAAAAATTGTACTAATATGGCTGTTAGTACCGATTTTATTATTTTTATAAAAAGCTTATTTGACAAAATAAATATTCATAATTCAAATTTATACAAAGACGCAATTCTAGAAGAATTAATTTTAGAAGAATATAAATCAGATTCATTCTCTGGTGGTATTCTTAGTATAAATGATATGAATAAGCAAAATTTGCAATTTAAAGAAGATAAAGAACCAGTCATCTCAATTGATCATATGAAAATATATGAGTTATTCAAAAATATTCCCATATCTGAATCAAAAGATATGCGTAAAATAAAAGATATGCCAAAAGATATTAAAGAATATTATGGCTATGGTAAAAATAAAATGGACAAATATATTGATGTAAGTAATAACTGTCATTTTCGATTTGTAAATGACAATAATTTATAATTATGTAATTCTTTCTAAGTTAAAATATTTAAGTATATCATCAAAAGAAGGTAAATAGATAGCACACCCTAAACAATGCATTATATTTTATATATAGATATTTTTTTCAAATTTAATTTATTAGCTATAAAGATAATAATATAATTATATAATAACTTGTTTATTTAAAAACGCAAAGGATGACAATAAAATTAAATAAAATCAACAATTATAGATATATACGATATAGAACAAAAAGTTTTGCACCTGTTTTAGAAGCTGTAATAGAAATTAACTTTGATTCAATAATTGATGAATTACTATTAGATCAAGAAAAAATAAATCAAAAGCAAACAGAAGATACTAATAATAAATTAACACTATATGAGAAGGCAATTTTATGCGAAATTAACTATTGGAAAGGTAATAGATAAACAAATAAATCATTTTATATTTATAATTTTTTTAAGTATATTTTAAATAAAATCATATATATAATATAGAGATTATATGAATATATATTTAAAATATTTTATTTTATGTTTAGTAATTATATTTTTAGACATAGCTTGGATATCATTGAATTACAAAAATTATTCAAAAGCTATTCTAAAAGTTCAAAAATCAGCTATCAATTTACGATATGAACATGCTATAATTACATATATAATTATACTATTTTCAATAATATATGTCGCTATACCTTTCACATTACAAAATATTAAAAATGGGGATAATAATAGTATTGAAAATAAATTATTAAAATCTTTTATGTATGGAGGTGCTGTTGGGTTTTCTATTTTTGGGATATATAATTTTACATCGCTTTCAATTTACAAAGATACAGATGTATTAACCGGTATTATTGATACAGTATGGGGAACAACATTATATACTTTATCAACCTTCGTATATTTATTATTATCTTGATATACTAATATATACTAAGTGTACTAAGTGTTATTTATAATATTATATTCAATCTCTGAAAATATACTACCAGATTGAATTAATTTACATTTATCTTTTGATAATTGTTCAAGTAGCTCCGCTATATTTTGATAGAAACCGATTTTTGAAGGAAGCAAATATTTGTCTTTTATTTCCTTTGCAATATATGTAGTACTAATTCCAGGTATTTTGGCTAAATCATTTTCATCATAGTTATATATTTTTGTGGCATCATCAATAATGTCATTTAATGAACTATATTCAGCATTTTTATAATTTAATATTCTATCACCTACTTTTATTTTGTAATTTTTTAGCTGTTTAATTATATCTAAGTCTTTGATATTTTGTAGCATTATATTAGGTGAATATCTCAATAATGTTTCTAGATTAATAAAATCATTAGATGGTGGTTGTGGTATTAGTTTTGCAGGTGCGGGTTGATGTACTATAACTCTATCTTCGCAATCTCTTGTAAAATGGCCGCATTTATTACAGGTGAAGCATCTATTATTTATGCTATTACTTATTTTTATAAGTTGGTCCTTTGTTATTTTATCTAATATTGTAGAAGTGTAAGAACCGCCTCTTACATTATCAATACCATATATATCCATATACTTATATGTATATTTATCTTCATCATAATCATCACAATTAGGAATTAATTCTAGTACTTTTATTGGTTTATGAAGTCTCGTCCATTCTGAACCTTTATTTATAAAATGATTATCAAATCTAAAATGCGGATTTGATGTTTTACCAATATAATATTTATCATTCTGTAATAGCAGAACATAAATGTATAACATTACTTATACTATCTTTTATTAAGATAAACAATCATTTTTTAATTAAGATAAATTAAATTAGTAAAACATATGTAAATACAAATATATATTACTATATAAAAATAAATTGCCTTTGCGTAATTATTTTTTTCCGCTCCTTATACTTTTACTAACATTACTTCCTCTGCTTCTAAAAAACATATATACAAAGTAAAAAAACGCCAAGACAAATATTATCATGAGTAATATATATACTACCATCCCAGTAATACCTGCTGTTCTGCTAACTTGACAGTACAGACTATCATCTGTTAGAGGGCATTTTTCAACATTATTAGATCCTGAGTTACTCATAAGAGCAGCTGAACCACCTGAGACTAATGCTCCTGTTGAAGCACCTGCTATTGCGCCTGACGCTACACCTGAACCAGTTTTTGATCCGGCGTAGAAATGTTCTAAAAATAATTCTGCGGAACCAAACATTTTTTATCTATTCTATTATATTATAATATTTATTATTTAGGATTGTTTAGATAATACTTTATTTAACGGAATTTACAATGAAAAGATAAGTAAATAGGTTAAGGTTAATTCGATAACTAATAAATAATAGAAAGATTGTAGAGTATAGAAGGATAAGGTTATTGTTTTTATTATATAATATCCTATGACCATATCCTCTATGTTTCCATGTTTCAATCAAATAACTACCAAGTTTCTTATATCCTTCTAATCCTTCCAAATCTTCAATAATCATTATATCTATTATTATAATGTTAATAATATCTATATAATATATTTCTGTGATATTAGTAGAATTAATATTTATTTAATGAATATATTAGAAACAATAATTATTGTTTTTGCGATAGTACTATCTACAATAATAATATTATGGTATATCCATTATAATAGTGATCATAACTTTGGTTATGGAAGCAATTCAAATAAAGCTACTCTTTTAAATATAAATTATAGCAAGCAAAAAAATGATGGTTCATGTACTTCTACTTGTGATTCTATTGACCCTGTAAGCGACCCGCGATATAATATGCAACAAATTATTAAACAATCAATATTATTAGAGGAACATCTTACTAATAAAAATAAAAGATGTCGCGACTGTATTACAAAGCATTTCTTACATATAATTGGACTCGCAGAAGAAGCTCAGATGTTGGCAACAAATAAAATTGACAAATACCCGCTTATTAATGAATCAGTTATATTATATAATAATCTTTTCAAATTATGGATTAAAAATAAAAATTTAAATGGGAAAGATGAATCTTATATCTTATATTGCACAGATAAATTAAGAGATCACCGTAAACAATTAATAGTAATCTATTTTTTTAATGAAAAATATAACATTGTTGATAAGAGTTCTTCTAAGGAACATTCTATGTAGATATTATATAATATTGTTGAACATACGTTTTATATATATGGAATTTTATTATTAAATGTAGCAGTATCTATTACACCTTTAATATCTACAACAGTTTTTTTATGTGCTTCATAATGGTCTGGATGAATTTCAGATATTAAATCTATGTTAGGATATGCAAATGGAAATGTTGTGGCATAAGAGGTTATTGAAGAATATAACGCAACATCCGCTACAACTTGGTATTCGCATGAAGTAAAATTATATTTGTTATTTTTAAAAAATTTATTTACTAATTTCTCAGCTCCTATACGAGATATAATATACATGCCGGTTGAAGGTAATAAATATTGCCATTTTATAAAATGAACATTGTGTGTAATTGACATATGATAAAGGTGTTTTACAGTTGGTCCATATAAAATTAGCAATTGAACTAATTCGGCATCCTTAGGCAATTCGCTAATAAGTTTATTATAATTAATATCAAAAGGAATTACAATATCATCTTCCATAACAACAAACCATTCGTTATCTTTGTTTTTTAATCCTTCAATAAGTGCTTTAATATGACTAGAAATACAAGCAAATTCGTATTCGCAACTTACACAACCTGGATGTTTACATGTCAATGGACGTTTATCTTCTAATACATTATCAAAATCATTTGGTGTTATTGCGGGAATTCTTTTATTGCTTAATTTATTATTTTTAAATTGCTCCTCCATAAAAGCTCTTCTGTCTATTGAGCGATCTATGTTAATCCAATAATGATTCATAAATATATATGTAATAATCTTAAATGTTATAGTAAATATATTCTTAAATATATTCTTAATATAATATTTGATGTGATACATATAATATATTATTTTTGTTATTATTAATTAAATGAAACTAGAACTTAAAAAGTTTGACCCAAAAAGAATTAAGAATGATTCTGTTGTTGTTTTTATTGGAAAGCGTAATACAGGAAAAAGTTATTGTATGAAAGACATTCTTAGTTATAACAAGGATATACCCGTCGGAGTTGTAGTTTCGCAAACAGAACGCGCTAATGGATATTTTGAAAAATTTATTCCAAAAATGTTAATATATGACGAATTAGAAGAAAAACTAATAAGTAAGTTTTTAACAAGGCAAATAAGTATAACAAATGAGCGCAAAAGAGAGATGTCTAGACATGGAACATCTTCTATTGACCCGCGTGCTTTTCTAATATTAGATGATTGTATGTATAATAAATCTGCTATGACAGATAAAAATATTAGGTGTATTTTTATGAATGGGAGGCATTACAAAATATTCCTATTAATTACTATGCAACATGGGTTAGGATTACCTCCTGACTTGCGTTCAAATATTGACTATGTTTTTATTTTTCGTAATAATATAGTCAAAGAAAGAGAAAAAATATACAATCATTATGCTGGGATGTTTCCTACTTTTGATGTATTCAACCAAGTAATGAACCAATGTACTGAAAATTACGAATGTCTAGTTATTGATAATAAGGTGCAATCAAATAACATATCTGATATTGTTTTTTGGTACAAGGCAGAAGATCCTCATTATAAAATGTGCGCTCCTGATCTTTGGGAGATGCAGGCATTACAAGACCAACGCGATTTAATGGGTTTGACAAATGATGATGGTGAAGACATAGAAGAGTATGACCCTGGTGTATTTGTAAAAAAGAAAAACTCTAAGCTTATAAAAGTAAAGAAGCAGTCATCATATTAATAATTAGATATTGACATACATTTATTAAATAACTCTAAACATTTATCATCACAATAAAATCCACAAATATCACATTTTTTTATTGGAACACTACATTTCTTACAAATAAATAATGTTTTAGTATATATTATATTATCTGCTGAATAACAAAGGAAACAATAAGAGTTTTTCTTTAACATATTTGATGGTAAATAATATATATATCTTTATATAAGAAAAGGATATATCCTTAATATATGAAGCGAATTACTAATAATACATATTATAAGGAAACAATAAATTTTTCTTTTTGGTATGTGTAATATATTAAGGTGGTAAGGTTGTATATATTATTATATATATTATTATATAATAGATAATTATATAATATGTCTGATTTAATTAAACTATGCCCAATACCTCGTATAGATTATAATGAAAGTGATATAAATGATGTCAATTTTGATTTAACATTAGATAGAAATTTAGTATTTATTTTACAAGATGATGACATTAGGAAAGCAACAAAAGGTATTGATCTTGAAATAATTAAAAAAGAAATGAGTAATTGCAAAGATTGTTTATCAAAAGGAATTTTAATAGATACTATGAAAGATTTTCTCGACATCCACGCAAAACGCTCTATTGATAGAATTAAAAATTGTACAAATTTTTTTGCTTATAATGATAAAGATGTCAAAAAACCATTGGCAGATAAATTACAATCAATTCAAGATAAAGCAGAGGAAGAAAAAGATCTAGATATGATTACTTGCTATTCTGGATTAAATTCACTTGTTTATAATATTATATCTGACAGTGACCCAATTTCACGTACTAATAAATATAGAGAAAGATTTCCAGAGTTTTGTTGTATTGATTTCACGCCAATAGGTACATTATTTAAAGATGAACATGGTATTGAAAGAAGATTATCAGACGAAGCACGACAAATAACAGGATTATGTTCGGATTTTGATTCCGGAGGAGATTGTATACCTGGAAATACAAGCATGAATGCTGATATGCCAGATGATGTAGCATCAGGTATTATTAATATTGCGATTAGTGTATTAAAATCTGTTCTTACACCATTAGATGATATTAATATAAAGATTAAAAAGGCTCCAATTTCTCCAATTTCATATAGCCCTAAAACGTTTGAACTATATATCGAAGGTATTAGTGCTCCTTTTATTATAAAAACAGGGGCACACGGATATTTTACTGTTGATAAATTAACATCAGCTATATATCCAGATATGGCATCTCTAAAAGTATTAAATTTACCAAAAGAATATAACGAAGTCCGTGTCTTAATTAATAATTTAATAGAACAATTAATAATTATTCGCCCAGGTGTTCATATTGATATAATTCGTAAAAAAGTATTATGTTTATTAATGTGTATCAAAACTGCTGGAGATTTTATTAAAATGTTTGTTGTGTATATTTTAAATAGGTTTGATTTAATACTAGATATTAATTCTAGTAATGGAAATAAACTTAAAACAATTGATAATATATATTTTTTAACACATGATAAATCAGCTATGAATTTAGCATTATGTTTAAATATTCATTGTTTAGGAGGAACAGGTAGTGCTACTAATTATAATCCTGAAGGATCATCAATTCGATTTTTATATTGGGATTCTTTTCCCAAATGGTATAAAACAAATTTTAAAAGAAAATTAACAGGGTTAGGATTCAAATTTTTTGACGGAAGTACAATTATCGGTATAGATAACATATATATAGAAAAATTAGTAGAGGAAGAAGATAAACTTGAAATTAATAAAGAAACTTCTTATTGTCCAAATGATGAACTAAGTAATCCATTAAATGGGGGAATGCCTTCAAAGATGAAGATTACTGCCGTAGAAAAAAAAATTTTAGCTGAAGAAAAAGAAGAAGAAGAGGAAGAACGTAGAGCAAATAGAACTGCTGACGCGCATATTGCCGAGAATGAAAATATTTCCAAAATGACACCAAGATCGCGACAAATTTTGTCAGCAGCAAACAAGGTGATGGCGTATGATTTTAAAAATAAAACACCGCATAAAAAAACAGGTAAACCTCTATATACCGCAAAGGCCTATAATAGTAAGGTTAAGATGATTGCTAGATTAAACAATAAAATATTAAGTGAAACTGTTCGATATGATCAAGATTTTCATTTTGCTAGAATTAACTTAAAAGAAGACTACGATACATTAAATGCCGCAATAATAACAGCAATGATTATACCAGATAAAAACGAAGCTAAAAAGTTAATAACAGATAAACGTAAGGAACTCGAAATAAAAGGTTATACACGTTCGTCAGTATTACCAACATTTTTACAATATATAATTGATGCTTCTTATATGGAAAGATATTTAAGTATAAGCGCAATACCAAATGACAATAATAAAACTATTAGCGTTGAAGTGTTTTATAATAAATGTTTAATTCAATCATTAAACAGACAAATAGCATCTGTTAGTTCTAAAATTATATTAACATTTCAAACTGTTGATGGAATTTCACGTGAAACCCAGTTTAATCTTTTTAAGAAAACAATTTTGACAAATGATGATATAATTATAGAAAAATTAAATGATAATATAAAAATACAAAAAGTTTTGGCAACAGTAACTAAAAATTTTGTAAATATTATACTAGAAGAAACTAGAACATGTTGTTTAGCATTTGTTCATGCGTTACGTTTAGTAGATTATCTTGATCCTAAGGTAGATATACCTTACTATACAAGCGATGATTATAATTTATCTAAGAAAGTTGATTATATTAAACGCTTAAATAATTGTATGGAAAGTTTAATAAGATTAGGAAAAAATATAAATCCTGCTATTGAAGAAAGAGAAACAGAAAATAAAGGCAAACACAATTGCGGCACTGATGCAAGATCTACTTTACAAAATACATTACCACCTTATATAAAAGATCTAGAAATTAGTATAAGAATATATTCTGAACTAAATAAAAAATATAGGGATATATATACTTATATACTTAAGATAATTGAAATATATAATTATAACGAAAAAAATATAAGTAAATGTTTAACCCTTATTTATCTTTGCGAAACCTTATTAATATTAGTGAAATTTTTATGTAAATTAAAAGATAAAATAGCAAAAATTAATTCAAATATTGAAATTAAACAATATCTTTACTACCATTTTGAGGTAGAATGCAAAGACGAAAACGACAAAGATCGTAATAACCCAAACACAAAAAAATTAATTCATAAAGTTAAAGAAAGTATTAATGAATTTTTCCAAGGTAGTGTTACTGTTCAAAGTTTATATCATAAAAGTGACGCATTTTTAAAAATAACTGAAAATAATAATATACCTTTTATATCTATTAATGGTAATAGGGAAAATGTAAGCGGTATAGAAAAATTATTACCAATCATAATTAATGAATTAGCAGGTTTAAGTAAAGGATGTAATGAATTACAATTATCTTCAATGCAAATAAGTTTACAAAATTTAAGTGATGCACAATCGAGTAAAAATCCAAGTGTTGGTGGGAAATATAAAAAGGCTACAAAGCCAAAAGTTAAAGAAGAGAAACCGAAGGTAAATAAGGCAACAAAGCCAAAAGTTAAAGAAGAGAAACCGAAGGTAAATAAGGCAACAAAGCCAAAAGTTAAAGAAGAGAAACC